TTAAGTAGGCGTTTTGGTAGGTGTTGTAGGCGAAAAAATAAGAGCGTCGAGCTTTGACCGAGTGCTGTCGACCATCTTAGGCTTAAGGCTCATATAAACTTCATGAATCATTTTAGCGTTTGCATGTCCTACAATTTGAATTGCAATGGCTTCTGGGACTTCGGCTTCTGCCAACATACAAACATACTCGTGCCGGAACTGGTGCGCGCACACGTCGGCACGCCATTCTTTATGTATGTATTCTTTTGTTTTACCGTTTGAAAGCCTTGTTTTACTGCTGTAACATAATTCGGTTGCATATCCATACTTGCGCCAGAAGTTCGCCCACTGGCGGTTATACTTTGAAGTAGTAAGCGGTTCCTTTTCACCACCGAGAATATAAGTGCCGCCAGGCAAATTTTTAAGCGGTTGCAGGGCCTCTTCTAACATTTTTAAAAGCGGTACCTGCCGTACACCTGCCGGCGTTTTTGTTGTAGTGACGTGTGGCCGGTCTCCGATATGCTCGACAGCATTGCGAATGTGTATTATTTTTTTATCAAAATCGATGTCCTTAAGTTGTATCCCGCAAGCTTCGCCGCGTCGTTCCCCAGTACACAGAAACACGACAGCCGGTAAGGCGTCTGCGTCGAGATAATGGTCCTTTACGATCTTTACCTGGTCGTCCGTAGGCGGCTCACGTTTGGTATGCTTTAGTCCACGCGGAATGCTAACAATTTTTGATGGGTTATAATCCCCATGCCAAATCGGACTTTTAATCCAGGTCTGAAATATAGCATTGAGCACAGATTTTTGATTTGACACTGTTGTTCTTGCCATGCTTGAAATGGATTCTAAATATTCAGATATCATGTATGGTTCAATTTCGCGCATATGGAGTTCACCGAATTGCTTTTTCGCACGGGCGATCGCTGGTAAATAACTTCTTTGCGTACCGTGCTTCATCTCCATTACTTTGCCTTTATATACCTCTGCTACTTCTTTAAAAAGAGGCCCGGCATCTTGTTTTTCCTTTTCTTCTACTCCAGCGGCAACAGCCGCATCTCGTTTCTCCCAGACCTTCGCCGGGTCCATCGAAGAGAACCAGCGCGGTTTTTCATTGATGATTTCTTTTCGCTCCCAGCGCCCGTCTGCTCGTTGGTGTAGTCCGTCTGTAATTTTACGTCGTGACATATTGTACCTCCAAAATTTGGGCATAAAAATGCCCGGGATATTGATTATTCCGGGCCGAACTGGTACAATATAGTTGCGTATTTATCGTACTGTCAGCCCTGCTGATGGTGAGCCGCTCTATCCTGGTGCAAACAGGGTGGGGCGGCTTTTTTATTTTCTCAGACTTTTCAGTCTGTGCTCGATTAGCTTTTCGTCCATACAAAATACTGACGAGAGTTCAGGTATAGAAAAGGCTTCATATTCGCGCAAATCCTCATTTGAGATTAAAAGGTCCGCAGCGAAATAATTTGCTTCGTTTTCGTACCGATTCATACAATACAGTGTGTTGGTTTGTAAATATATCGCATTGTACGCCGGATGAAGAATTGCATGCCCTAATTCGTGCGCACAAGTAAACCGCTGAGATTCCTCACTCATAGCGTTATTGATATGTATCATCCTATAGCGATATCTTTTGTTGTAATAGCCTCTGAGCGTCCCAAGAGATTCAAACAACACCCTTATGTTTTTATATGAAGCTATTTCATAGGGATTCCGGGTTCCGCATTCCCGGCAAAGAGATTCTACGACCTTTTCAATTCGCACTCAATCACCCTCTGATTTATCCTGCTTTCGATATTTTTTAGGCGTATATTTTTGTTTCGCAATCTTTTTACTTAGTTCCAAGCTATTCTTTAGGCTGATGGCCAGAAGCTCTTTGGTCTCATCATCTAAGGGCTGCCCGTCAAACATTAATCCGTCCTGAGAATTCTCCAACTCTTCCAGATCGGCTCTCCATTTTTTATATATGTCGCGCTCGTCCTTTTTAGTAAGGGCGGGCGTTTCTTTTTGTCCGTTCAAAAGATAGTCAACCGTAACACCAAAGTAATCCGCTATTTTGGATAAAGGAGCGGGAGCTAATACTTCACTTCTTCCCATTTTCAATTCGGATAATGACGCGCGACTCACATGGGCTTCTTTGCACATTTGGGTAATATTTATTCCTTTTGTTTTACACAGCGCCTCAATGCGCATATACAGTTCGCACATAAATTTATTGCTCCTTTTGTAGGATACAACAAATTACATCAACTTGTAAACCGGCTATTGACAATTACATCGAAATGTAATATCCTATAGTCAGAGATTCGGAAAAATGTAATTTATTGGCTTAGCAGTTATAATATATTACATTTATCCGTAATTGTCAACCTTATTTTGCAGAAAAAGGAGGAATTTTATGCTTAAAAGGGCATTAACACCCTTTGGGATGGAAGTCAAAACAAAACTGCTTTCCATCGGGCAAACGCAAGAATGGCTAATTGCTCAGGCAAAGGAATGTACCGGGATGTACGTCGACAGTTCAAATCTGTACAAGCTCATGACTGGGCAACTGCATAGCAAGCGCCTTGAAAACGCAGTTCGGGATGTTCTTAAAATCTCCGAGAAAGGAAGTGAACAATGAAAGATAACAGATATTGGTGGGGCTGGTGGGCTTTACTGGCGATGTGCATCCTGAATTCTATTGGGATTATCAAATTGGCATATCTTATTAACTAAAACAAATCGCTCCATGCAGAGATTGCGGCAAAAATCAGCCCGAGGACTGTAGCAAAAACCGCCCATGCTGTTTTTGTTCTCTGCTTTCTTAATTCGGACAATTGGTGCTTACCTTTATCGGTAATGAAATATCCATATGCCGGCTTCTGAAATGCTTCTATGCAGCCATTTTCCAGAAGGTTAAACAACGCTTCTCTGATATTATCCAATTTGCAAAACTTGAAATACCCATGCAATTCTTGCTGACCAATAAACAAGCGGGGATTGAGTTTAAGAACTTTTAAAATCTCAATTTCCATTTTACTGAGCATTGGCATCACCTCAACCATATTTTACCATTACCCAAAACAAAAAGGAAGGAATGATTTTACGAACAATCTTACAGTATTCAACAGCGACGTCATCCCGGTTTATACCACAGATACCGGTGAAAAAGTTGTGGCAGGGAGGGAGCTTCACGAGAAACTCAAAATCAGTGAAAAGTATGCCGACTGGTTTCCACGCATGGTGGGCTACGGGTTCACGGAAAATGAGGACTACAGCAGTTTTTCCGAAAAATCGGAAAAACCCTCTGGTGGCCGTCCGTCAGTCAATCACATCATGACTCTCGACATGGCCAAGCACATTTCCATGATACAGCGCACGCCGGAGGGCAAAGCGATCCGGGACAAGCTGATCGAGCTCGACACAAATATCGAAAGTCTTTCCCCTGAGCTCAGGCTGCTTATTAAATTGGAAGTTTCCCAAAAACAACAGCAGAAGGCCCTGCAGGAAACCAACGACCGGATTGACCGCATCGGTGACGTAATCGCACTCGACACCCGTTCATGGCGTAAAGACGCTCACGACCTAATTATCAGGATCGCCCAAGTCAGGGGCGGGTACGATTACATCCGTGACATCAACACCGAAATCTTTCGGCTGGTCGATTCCCGTGGCGGGGTCAGTCTAAAAACAAGACTTACGAACAAACGCCAGCGCATGGCCGACGAAGGTATTTGTAAGAGTAAGAGGGACAAGCTCACGCAGGTTGATATTATCGCAGATGACAAAAAGCTGATCGAAATCTATATGGCGATTGTTAAAGAGATGGCCGTCAAATATGGAGCGACATCAAAATCTGCTTAATAAAAGTATAGCACAAATGTTCTATTTAACAATCCCTCAAAATTTTGCAGTCCCATTTTTGGTACTTCAAAGAAAGGAAAGCAAATTATGCCACGTGAAAAAGAACTATACGGACCAACGCTGGAATCCATCCGATCTCGCGCAAAAGAACTTTACCCGGATAAGCTGCTTTTTCGGCAAGAGGAAGCCGCAAAGATCATGGGTGTTTGCACAAAGACGCTTCAAAATCGGGGTCTAAGTCATTTCATCACTGCTGAACAGCTCGCGAGGGCATTCGCATGACCGCCCTATGCGCCCGCTGCGGCAAGCGCTGGATAATCAGTATCCTGCAGCACATACCCCGGGGCGGTTACATATGCCCGCACTGTGCCATGAGGGGCAGGCTTGTTAGGGCGGGGATTATTACGATGGAAGGAGGGGCAAGGGATGGATGCAGAAATTAAAGAAGCGCTCCAAAAGCAGTTACAGCTACTTTCAGAGCGTTCAGATACACCGGGTTCGGATTTACCAGCGTTAAGCCACGCAATGATAGAAATTGTCAATGCAATTGCAGTATATCCTACTACTGATTGTTAGTGTCTAGAGTTTGCAGCGTGTCATAAATTGCGCGAAGCGACTTACACACTTCATCCGTTTTTAATGTCGCCGAATCGGTTCCCGCAGCCCTTGCCTGTATGTGGGCAATAGTTATTTCGGCAGCAATCTCGACATAAGACTTATTCAATGCAATCACCTCCTTTCCGACATTATTCTACTTCGGAAAGGTAAATATTTCAAGTAAAGGAGGGACAACCTTGCGTAAATCAGTAATATTCTCCGTGCTCGCATTTCTCGGATTCTCCGGCATGTTTTTCGCAGCCGGTGCCTCTGATGCAGATCGGATAACACTTAATCAACTTGTATATCTGTGCGCCGCTTCTGCTGTCTGTATGGCGATTGGACTGGCGGGATACATACTCAGCGAGGGCAAGACATGAAACACGCAGTCGAACCGTTGACGTCCAAAGAGCGCGATTTTGCCGAAAGGAACCATAATCTCATATATTCCTATCTGGTCAGTAAAAGGCTCCCTTATGACGAGTGGTACGATATCGCAGCATACGGGTACATTCTGGCAGTCAAGGAATGGCATAGGCACCCTGAGTATCCATTTAGCCGGACGGCCTATTACTACATGGGCGGGCAGGTATCCCACGAGTTTGACCGTAGGAGCCGTCAGAAAAACACGGCGAACGTAATCAGCTACGATGCCGCTTATGTGGATGAAAGAATCGAAAGCATTGAAAGCGGAGAGAACATCGAAAGCACAGTGGAAATCAAGTGTATCGCCGAATGCATCGAAAAGAGCGTGCCGCCGAACAGATCGACCCTTATCCGACTGTTTAAGGCGGGGTATAACCAGACGGAGATATCCAGAATTTTAGGGGTTTCAGCGCAAAGAATCAGCGCTCAGAAATTCAAAATCAGAAAGGAGTGCGAGAAATTAGTCGTATAAAAATGCCGCTTCCCGACTGGCATCGGAATAGCGGCGTAACCAAAAATATCTTACCTGCATTATAGCAGATTGGAGGAAAAAGTCAAATGAAAACCAGTTTAATCAAAGTTCGTACTGCGTTTGGTGTTACCGAACAGCAACTTACGGACAAATCGGTTGAGATCACAGGCCGGAAAGGGACCGGAAAATCGTCTGTTCTGGACGCGATCCGTTACGGTCTGACCAACCGCTCCGACCGGGATTACATAGTTAAGCAAGGCGCTGACGAGGCGGAAATCATTATTGAAACGGATACCGGCATCCGGATAGACCGGAAACGCAAGGCATCCATGGATACGTCCCAGCTCGGTCTTAAAGAGAACGGCCTGAACGTGCCGCGGCCGCAGACGTTTTTGGATGATATCATCACACCCCTGCAGCTCAACCCGGTGGAATTTATCAGCAAGCCCATATCGGAGCAAAACCGCATTATCCTGAATCTGATCGATTACAAGTGGGACATGCAGACGATTCAGGAATGGTTTGGCGAGATTCCGAAAGGCGTTGATTGGCATCAAAATATTCTTTCCGTCCTGAATCAGATTCAGGCCGAAAACGGTGTCTATTATCTGACCCGGCAGCAGATCAATTCGGAAAAGCTGTTTAAGCGCAAGGCGGCCGAAGATATCGGCCTTTCCATCCCCGACAATTTCAACGCCGAGAAATGGGAGGCGTACGACACCGGCGCGAAGTATCAGGAACTTGAAAAAATCCGTCGCGAGAACGCCAATATTGAAAAGTCCAAAGCTTATAAAGCGTCTTATGATGATAAGCTTCGCGGCATCCAGGCTGATCGGGACATTGCGGTTGCGGCCGCAAAGCAGGAAATTGCCAACGAGCGGGAGGGATTGCTCCGGACGATTGAGCGCCTGAAAGCGGAAATCCAAGCCGCGCAGGATAAACTTGGCAATCTGGAATCGAAGCAAAACGATAAAATTGCCGTAGCCGATTCTGAATACAAAGCTGCCAAGGCAGAACTTGACGCAAATGTCGGGATTGCTTCGCAGTATGCCGACCGTACAGTTACGGACACGTCCGCTTTACAGGCGGAAATCAACACAGCGGAGGCTATGAAAAAGCACCTCAACGAATATCGCCGTATGGTCCGGATGCAGCAGGAAGTTGATGATCTGCAGGAGAAATCCGACGCTCTGACCGAAAAGATTGAGCTCGCCCGGAAGCTTCCTGGCCAAATCCTCAAAGAGGCAAAAATCCCGGTCGAGGGGCTTACGGTTGAAAAGGGCATTCCTCTGGTTCATGGTCTTCCGCTGAGTAATTTGTCCGACGGCGAAAAGCTGGACCTGTGTGTGGATGTTGCTATTTCGAACCCGAAGGGGCTCCAGATCATCCTAATCGACGGTGCGGAACGTCTGGACGATAACAGCCGGGCAGCGCTGTACGCGAAGTGCAAGGCCAAGGGGCTGCAGTTTATCGCGACGAGAACCACAAACGATGATGAATTGAAGGTGACGGAACTGTGAATGAACATAAAACTCACTGGAAAAAGCTCCAAAACCCGGATTACCTCGGCGCGTATGCGCTCGAACCAGGTCAGGATTTGATTGCGACAATCAAATCTGTCGGAGAGGAAAAGGTTATTGGCTCCGACGGAAAAAAGGAAGAATGCACCGTTGTTCACTTCGCAGAGCGCGATATTAAGCCTATGGTGCTGAATGTCACGAACGCTAAGACAATCAGCAAAATCTATAAGACTCCGTATATTGAGGATTGGCACGGCTGTAAGATTCAGATTTACGTCGCACAAGTCAAGGCATTTGGTGACGTTGTCGACGCACTCCGCATCAGACCATACAAGCCTGATGTCAAAGTCTCGGAAAAACCGGTTTGTGCAGATTGTGGCGCAGAAATTCAGCCGTTCGGGAAATATGATGCAAAATACATAGCCGAACGGAATCAGCAGCATTACGGAAAGCCACTTTGCGCTGTTTGTGCTCAGAAACGAGCCGAAAAAGAGAAAGCGGAAAACCCGACTGATCCGCTGGCTAACACGGCGGTCGACACCCCGGAGCAGCCTGTCTCGTCCGGAGAGGATGGTGAGATGATATGATTCTTACCGCTGAAAACTATTTCTCCCCAGAGAATCAGCTCGCCTATATGGGATCGTCTCAATTCAAAGCATTCATGGCCTGTCCTGCCGCCGCACTCGCTGAAATTCGCGGCGAATACCGGCAGGAAGAAACAACGGCGCTGCTGGTTGGTTCCTACGTTGACGCTTATTTCGAGGGCACGCTCGATGTTTTCAAAGCAAAGCACCCGACGCTGTTTAAAAAAGACGGCGGCCTGAAATCCGACTATGTGCAGGCAGAGCAGATCATCCAGCGCATTGAACGTGACGAAATGTTCATGCGGTACATGGCGGGCGAAAAACAGGTCATCATGACCGGCGAGATTGCCGGCGTACCGTTTAAGATCAAGGTGGATAGCTTTCACCAAGGGCGTGTAATTGTTGATATGAAGATCATCAAGGACTTAGAGGATATCTGGAGCCCTGCGGAGGGTCACCGCGTTCCGTACTGGCAATTTTGGGGCTATGACTGTCAGGGCGCTATCTACCGCGAGATCGTTCGGCAGAATACCGGCGACACGCTGCCGTTTATGATAGCCGCAGCCACAAAGCAAAAAACCACCCGTATGCAAATCGGCCAGATCGACCCGGGGCGGCTCGATTACTGCCTTGATATCGTAAGGCACGAAGCGCCGCGGTTCGCTACCATGAAGCGTGGAGAGATCGAGGCGGAACGGTGCGAGCAGTGTGATTATTGCGCTGAAACGGCTGTGTTGAGTGAGATTGTTGAGTATCGGGAGGCGGGATAATTGAACACCATCATCATAAAAGGGCGCCTGGTTCGCGACCCGGAAATGCGGCATACCGATTCCGGAAAATCCGTAACAAACTTTTCCGTAGCCGTCAACCGCCGATTTCAAAAGGATAAAGCGGATTTTTTCAATGTGACCGCATGGGAAAAGACCGGCGAGTTTGTCGATAAATACTTCCACAAAGGGCAGGAAATCGCCGTTCAAGGTGAAATGCAGAGCCGGGAATACACAGACCGCGACGGCAACAAACGGACCGCGTGGGACGTGATCGCCTCTAATGTTGAGTTCTGCGGCAGCAAATCGGATAGCGAGGGCAACTCTGGCGGCTCATATCAGCCTGTTACGCACGCGCCTGATATTCCGCCTGATGCGCCACAATATGCGAAAGGCGATACCGGTGACTTTGAGCAGATGCCGATCGACGATGATTTGCCATTTTAAAAGGAGTTGAAAAATTATGGTAAAAACCCATCCTGATAGCAGATTTGCATTATATACTCTGGACCAAATTAGAGATTCCGCAGCTATTGTTTTGCAGATTGAAAAAACGGATTCCACTTTTACAGAATCAAAAAAGTCTTGCTATCTTTGCGAAATTGTTCTGTCTGCATGTTATAACCGGAAGGATTCAATTGAACGCCTGACCGATGAAATTGTCCGTGCCAATACTGAAAACCGTCGTCTGCACGGAAAAATTGACCGGCTCGAAAAGGCACTTTCCCAAAATGTACGGTGACATTTATTCCCGTATCAAGGAAACCCTCACAATGGCGGACGTTGCGGCGCGGTACGGCTTCGAGGTGAACCGGTCAGGCGATATGCTCTGTCCCTTTCACAATGATTCTGAGCCGTCGCTGCATGTCTATCCTGGCTCCCGCGGCTGGTGGTGCTTTGTCTGCAACGAGGGCGGAACGGTGATCGATTTCGTCGCGAAGCTGTTCAACATCAACACCCGGCAAGCTGCGATCCGCATTGACAATGATTTTGCGCTCGGCCTGTCCACGGAGAAACCGGATCGGGCGGCAGTCAGCAAGGAACTGCAGCGGCGCCGAAAAGAGCAGGCTGAACTTGCCGCCTACCGCGCCGATTACGACGCGAAATGTCGCGAAGCATACCTGATTCGGTCTGCTTTAAAGCCACCGCCTGACAGCCCGCTATGGGGCGAATATGCGGCACTGCTCGGACGGCTGGATTATCTGGATAACTACTATTTTACTCAAAACAAATGGAGGTGACGGGCACGGACAAACAGAACGATAAGCCGCAGATTACCGCGCCGGCCCCAAAGTATACGCAAGAGGACTTTTTTAACAGCACAACGCCATATGAAGAAGTCTATGCTTATCGCGAGGATCCGTTTCAAATGGAACGGAAGCTTTCAAAAATGGCAAAGGCAGCGGAATTAGTTGGAATCAGAAACTTCAAGAAGCTGTTTGCTGAATATACAAATTCACTTAAACGCAGTTCAACGGAAATCTATGTTGAAAATGCGACCAACTTTCAAAATCAGCCGCTTGAGTTGGATGCCGGAGAGTGGCAGGCAAATGATCTCGGCGTTTCCCGCAGTAGCGGACCGTTTGGTGAGGAAGTTGCCTGCTGCCATCCGATTGAGCCGGTCGAACGGCTAGTCAATATTGATACCGGAATTGAAAAGCTCAAGATCGCCTATTCGAAAGGCAGAAAATGGCGGGATGCGATCGTTGACAAGAGCGTGCTTGCCAGCAATCAAAAGATATTGCAACTGTCTGACTTAGGAATTGCTGTTACAAGTGAAAATTCCCGTGCGCTGGTTAGATACATATCAGATGTTGAGAATTTAAATTATGACAAAATACCGGAAAAGCAGTGTGTTTCTCGGTTGGGATGGATTGAAGGTGAAGGGTTTTCTCCATACGTTGACGGCTTAACTTTTGACGGCGATACAAACTTCGGAACTTTCTTCAAGAGCATTTGCAACAAAGGAAGCAATAAAGAGTGGCTTACAATCGCGAGGTGCGCAAGGAAGTTCTCTGTAATTACAAAGATTGTGTTATCAGCATCGCTTTCATCCGTGTTGGTTGGCCCTTTGGGGTGCCTCCCGTTTTTTCTCCACTTGTGGGGGGGCACGGAAGCGGGAAAAACAGTCGCACTTATGCTTGCGGCATCCGTTTGGGCAAATCCCGAAAAAGGTCGCTACTGGTTTACATTCAATTCCACAAATGTCGGGCAGGAAAAAACGGCTGCGTTTTTCAACAGTATGCCGCTCATGATGGATGATTTTCAGCTTGAGAGGGTAGGAAACAACAAAAAAACGTTTGATTCGATTATTTATAGCCTTGCTGAAGGAGTTGGGCGGCTTAGAGGAACAAAGACCGGAGGGATTGATAAAATCCCTACCTGGTCGAATTGCATTATCACAAATGGTGAGACCCCCATAACCAGCGTGGGGTCCGGAGGCGGAGCTGTCAACAGGGTGGTTGAAATTGAATGTACGAAAAAGTTGTTTGAAGACCCGCAGTTGGTAGCAAGTTCAGTTCGAAAAAACTATGGATTTGCCGGAAAACAATTTGTTCAGCATTTGGATGAAGACTCCATTAAAAGAGCGGAGGCAATGTATCAAAGCTATTATAAAGAGTTTTCTGACGGCAGTTCAACCGAAAAACAGGCGATGGCTGCAGCGGCAATCATTACTGCGGATCAACTTGCTACGGAATGGATCTTTCAAGACGGTCAGGGATTGACTGTAGCGGACATTTCAAAGTTTCTTACGTCTCGTTCATCTGTTTCAGCCGGAGAACGCGGATATCATTATATGTGCGACTGGGTTGCACAGAACAGTAACAAATTCAGCATTGACGCGAAGCAAGGCGATATTTACGGTGTAATTGAGGATGAGATGGACGGCATTCTAAAAACCGGCCGGAGCATAGCATACATAATCAATTCAACATTCCGACGCGCCGCAGAGGACGCAGGATTTTCCGCGACGGCCCTGCTGAGTTATCTCAGGGAAAATGATTTGATACTGATCAGGGGGCGCAACAACACCCGCGGAAAGCGTATCAACGGTGTAAACACGGAATGCGTTGCACTGAAAATGCCGTTGATCGATGACGGTTTTGAGGAAATCACGCCAGATGATGACCTTCCGTTTCCAATCTGATTCTGTGGGACAGTCCCACAGAGTTCCCGTCCCGAAACCCGCATGAATGCTGACGTGTGGGACTGTGGGACAAGTGGGACGAAAAAATATCACTCTTATATTGCATGAGTATATACCCTGTTGTGGTAACGATATACACACACTTCTCGCGCGTAAGAAAAAATGTGCAAATCTGTCCCACGGTCCCACAACATACCGAGAACCCGCATGAATACTGATCTTTTCCGTGGGACAGCCTGTCCCACACCGTCCCACAAGGCAAATAAATTCCCACAAAAGGAGGTTATATTTATTTGAAATCAATAACTTTACGTGATTATCAGCGGGAGTGCACTGAAATCATAAACAATAAAGATCCCGGCGCCTATCTGATCCAGATGGCAACGGGCCTAGGGAAGACAGTAACGTTTGCAAATATCGAGCGCAAAGGTAAAATGCTGATCCTGTCGCATCGCGAAGAACTGGTACGACAGCCGCTAAAATACTTCGACTGCATGACCGGTGTCGAGATGGCAGGAGAGCACGCAACACCCATGGATCAAGTTGTTTCCGCGTCGGTTCAGACCATGACGCACCGTCTGGAACGATTTGCGCCGGACGAATTCGATATCATCGTATGTGATGAGGCCCACCACAGCGCAGCAAGGACATACCGCAGAATATTTGACTATTTCACTCCGCGGCTGCTTCTGGGCTTTACGGCCACGCCGAACCGTTCCGACAATGTCCGAATGAATGATATTTACGACGACATTATCTTCCAGCGTGACCTGAAATGGGGCATCAAAAGCGGCTATCTCTCAGACATTTATTGCCGGCGGGTAAATATCGGGTGTGATCTCAGAAACGTTCATTCCCGCGGTGGAGATTATGCTCCGGGCGAGCTAGAAAAGGCGATGGACGGCACCGCTGATGCAATCGCCGAGACATACCGCACTATGGCGGCCGGCGCAACGCTGATCTTCGCCGTGTCGGTGCAACATGCGAATGACATCGCCGCAAAGATTCCGGGCGCCGTGGTCGTCACAGGAGAGACAAAAAGCCGGGCAAGTATTATTCAGGCGTTCACTGACGGAAAGATTCCCTGCATCGTAAACTGCATGGTCTTTACTGAGGGTACCGACATTCCCCGCGTCGAAACGGTTATTGTAGCACGGCCCACACAATCCGACAGCCTTTATACGCAGATGGTCGGGCGTGGCCTGCGACTCTATCCCGGGAAGGAACGCCTAAATCTGATCGATTGTGTTGGCGTGTCCGGAAGGGCATCGCTCTGCACGGCTCCGTCGCTGCTCGGGATTGATCTATCTGATGTACCTGAGAAAAGGCTTTCTGAAATGGACGGTATGCTCTTTGAACTGCCTGAAAAAGTTGAACGCGCTGCAGACTGCCCGGAGAGTTGGATCAAGAACGTGCAGATTGTCGACCTCTGGGCGCAGGAGCAGAAGTACAACACCCATGGCGTGAACTTCTTCAAGATGCCTGACGGCTCCATGGTATGCAGCCTAATGAACCGTGAAAAGATCGTTATCCCCTGTCAGGACGAGCTGGGTCGTGTCCTTTTCAATGGCCGGCTGATACCGATGCAGAGCGCTTTGGATTTCGCCTATGTCAGGTTGACGACGAATTACAAGGATCAGGAATATATCTGGAATCTTGAAAAGGCAAAGTACTGGGGCAAGGCTCCGGCCAGCGAGAAGCAGGTGCAGCTTATTCAGCGCAGGTGCAAAGACTTTGACCCGACAGGCTTAACCAAGATGGAAGCAAGTCAGATTTTGAACCGAGTTATGAATGGCGGGAGGCGGACGGCGTGAAACAAACCAGAACTGTTCTAAAATATCCCGGTGCAAAATGGCGCATTGCAGACTGGATTATTGGCCATATGCCAGAACATAAAAGTTACCTTGAACCATTTTTCGGCAGCGGAGCCGTTTTCTTTAGGAAAGAGCCAAGCCGTATTGAGACAATTAATGATTTAGACGGGCAAATTGTCAATCTGTTTTCGCGCATCAGGGAAGACCCTGAACGACTCGCTGGCATGGTTGCAACGACTCCGTATGCCAGGCAGGAATATTATTCGGCTTTTGACAGTCCGACCGAAGACCCTTTTGAACAGGCACGCTTGTTTCTCTTGCAGTGTTGGCAGGGGCACGGCTTCCGTACATACTGCCGCTCTGGCTGGAAAAACGACGTCGCGGGGCGCGAATATGCATACGCTGTCCGGTACTGGAATCAATTGCCCGAGTGGGTCATGCAAGCGTGCTGGCGGCTCAAAGATGCCCAAATTGAGTGCCGTCCTGCCGTAGATGTTATTCAGCGGTTTAACCGGCCGGATGTGCTGATTTACGCCGATCCGCCTTATTTGCTTAGCACCCGGAAGATGAAAAAGCAGTATGCCTGTGAAATGACCGATACCGATCACGCCGAATTGCTGAAAGTGTTGCTGCAGCATAAAGGCCCGGTGTTACTCTCTGGCTACGATAACGATCTGTATAACGATATGCTGTCGGGTTGGCAGAAGGATCAAATATTGACTACCGCCGAAAAAGGCTTGCGCCGCACGGAAACCTTATGGATTAAGGAGGCGGCCAAATGAAAAATAAACTTCATATTGCCAAACCTGACGACCGCGAAGCCGTCATTGTCATCCTCGCCCGGAATGGCTATACTGTCCGGCAAGGTCGTGAAAAGGACCGCGGGACCGGTAAAGCGGTTGCTTTCGTGGAGTACTGGAAAGGGGCTGACGAATCATGAAACAGATGATTAAGTTATATGCACACCCCTCAAACGAGCATCAGCACCAAGTCAATGTTATGCGCTGGTCTTTAGCTCATCGGACACAATATCCAGATCTTAAACTGCTGCATGCCGTACCGAATGGCGGTAGGCGCGATCCAATCGAAGCAAAGCACCTGCAAGACGAGGGCTTGAAACCCGGCGTCCCTGACCTTGACCTCCCTGTCCCTCGCGGAAAGTACCATGGTTTGCGCATAGAAATGAAGGACGATGACGGACGTACAAGTCCGGATCAGGATTGGTGGCTCGGTGAGCTCCGGGAGCGAGGATATTTCGCCGAGTGCTGCCACGGATGGGAATCAGCCGTGCGTGTTCTGGAATGGTATTTGAATCTTGGTGAATTCCAATGGAACCGTTAAGTATTGAACGCCACGCCATGCACGGTGATCCCATGCCGGAGGGTCTGACTCAGCCTGAACAGCTTCTATTCCAGTCGTTCCGGTGCCTGTACATAGCGTACCACGCCGGGAAGATCGACCGCGAGCAGGCGCAGATCGAAAAGAAAGCGCTGATTGCCCGATTCATGGACAATCAGCGCTGGGAACAGATATATCGGAACACCTGCGACATTCGCGTGAAACTGGCCGGTTACTCCAAAGAGGTTGAAGACGGGACGTGCGATCGGTGTAAAAAGCTGATGCGGATATTTGATGGACGTCAGATTGACCGGAGTAATCCCCGCACGGAAGTCACCATAACGGAGGTTGGGAATAATGCCTGAAAAAGTGAAATGGCTTGACCAGAATTGCTACATATGCGGAGAGCAGCTTAATAGTTGGGATGCTCGATGCAGCAAAGCGCTGGTCTATAAGCACCCGATCTGTGAAAAATGCATTGCCAAAGAGTATGACAAAACGGTCGATGAACTTCGGGACACGATGGAAAATTTCTTTGGAATGCGTCCCTGTCAGGGGATATGAACTATGTGGACGGAACCAGAGCATGAACCAAACAAGCTTACCAAAAGACTTTTTGCAGAAGGGTATACTCGAGAAAGCTATCCGGATTATGTGGATTCTTACAACTGGTTTTATGGTGGATTTACCTACAAAGCAAAGCATTTGTGCGAAATGGTTTTTTCGACTCCATGCGGATTGCTCTTGTCAGGGGGTCACTTTACCAACGGGCACATGTCATATGCCGGGGTTGAATGGATGCCGGAAAACGACAATCCAACTGTCACATGCCCTTATTTCAGCGTTCAAGAGCCCTGCTTACTCAGGCATGAACTGCTGCGCGGGGAAAAACTTTTCAGCCGGATAGGAGAGATGGTTTCCTGCGCGTGTCATCAAGTCAATGAGCCTTACGATTACGAGCACAGTCTTGATAAGGTGCTTGATGATGTGGAAAAGGAAAGCAACGAGCTTTTCGAGGTGTTCAACACCAAAAAGAGCGGTCGAGCTTGCAGACTCCAAAGCTATTACGACCGACATACCAAGCAATGGCATATGAATTACGACCCGAGGATGTGCGCTGAATATGGCTGCTCTTATTGCAGCGCACTTCAAACCGAATTATCCCGTAAAAAAGGCAATGTGTATTACGACGAAATCGTTACCCGAACCGAAAAAGGGAAAGGGCTATTCCCGGATAAAGTGGTTACCACGGCGACTAAAGGCAAAAAGATACTTAATCACCAGGCATCACTTACAATCTGTGAAGCAATCGCAAAATACGCAAAGTGGAGGATTATCGAACAAAAAACAAACTCATATGAGCACAAGGAACGGCTGAAAATCAGGAGCGACCCTGCGTTCGCGATACAGTACACAAATTTCAGGGCTGAAAATAGAGACGCTCGCGATCTGGTGCAAGATTTGGCAGACATCAGTGAAGGGATAGAGATTATCCATGCAAGCGATCAACAAAAAGCTGCCAAGGCCGAAAAACACGAACGCCGTGTTTCTGCCAGAGAAGCCAACAAGAACAAGCTAAAAAAACGAATTTTTGAAGTAGGATTCGGAGGATTGGACAATATCGAACTTAACCGATTCCGAAAGTGGTTCAAGCCCGAAGAGGAGGACGAAATTGCAGAAGAATTAGAAAACAGAAAAGCACTTGAAAAAAGCTTTATTACTGGAGAACAAACCAAATTATTTTAAGAGTCATAGGTACCGGTTTAAAGGCGCGCCGCCTCCATGACGATGGAGGGACAAAAAATCGGCTCCTGCCGTAAAGCAAGAGCCAAACAAATTTAGATTGGAGTGAAAGCAGTGACATTATTAGAATTGCAAGATATTTTAGGCGAAAGAATTTTAATTGCAAAGAACGAAAATCTTTCGACAGAGGAAAGAAAAATGGAAACTGATTTATCACAGACTATATCTTCCCTTGCAAAACAAATGATTAACAACGCGGATATTGTTTTGAGAGCCGATAAGCTTAAGGCAGAAGGAAAAATAACTGGCTCTAATATTGAGAAGATGATCGGATGAAACGGCATCAGTATTCAGAAATGGAGCGTGAATTTCTGCGAAAAAACATAGCTAATAATAGCTATACTGAATTAAAAAATAAATTTAACGCAGAGTTTGGGCTTAATCTGACCAAAGCAGCGATAGAACATATTTGTAAGCGAACTGGTATTGACCACGGACACCCGGGAGCAACATTTGCTAAGGGGGAACGCAATCCGTTTTCCCCTACGCTCCCTATCGGATCAGAAATGGTTAGTGCAGGAAAGGTATACATAAAAATTGCAAACAACCTGGTTCCTGCTGGAAAGTCAAGAATAAGAAACTGGGTACAAAAGAATCGATATGTTTATGAACAGGCACATGAAGAATTGCCAGACGGGTACCAGATTATAGCTCTGGACGGAAACAAAAGAAATTTTGACCCAAGCAATTTATATGCGGTGCCAAAGAAAATTAATATGATGTTGTGCATGAACAAATGGTTTTTTAAGAACCCAGAAATCACGCTTGCAGCTATCAAATGGTGCGAATTATTTTATGCTTTAAAGGAGTGAAAACGATGGATGAATTGAAACCGTGCCCGTTACAGTGCAATTTGCAACAGCTCAATGAAAGAATAATTAATCTTGGACTTGGGATATCTCAAATGGGAGAAACCGGCACTATGCAGGTTAACAAGGCTTTTTTAACTGCAATACTTAATTACATGGAAGAATTGCTTGGTCTGCGCCGTGAACTTGAGAACCGCCGCACCGTCCCGGAAAACGAACTTTGCGAAGCCATGACACTGGACGAAGCAATTAAGCATTGTAATGACAAGGCACAATCTGGTGACGCTTGTGGTGCTAACCACGCACAGTTGCGGGACTGGCTAGCAGAACTTAAAATGCTGCAATACACCCCGGAAAACAAGCCGCTGACGCTGGAACAGTTGCGGAAGATGGAATCAGAACCTGTGTGGGTAAAATCTTTGCTTGATGGCACTGTTAAGGGAGCTGTTATAAACAATGGTGGAGCCGCCGCTTACGTACTGTGTGGAGTAAGGTACGACGTTTTTAATAATTATGGCAAAACGTGGCTTGCTTACGCCCGCAAGCCGGAACAGGAGGGAAGAACATGAAACAAAAACAGATACTTGATGCCTGCTGCGGCAGCAAAATGTTCTGGTTTGACAAACACAATCCAAGTGTTGAATACTGCGATAACCGTGTTGTACCGTACCACGAATACTATCCCGGCAGATACATAGAGATCGCCCCAGATACCGTATGCGACTTTACACATCTTCCGTTTCCGGACAATGCTTTTTATCTGGTTGTATTTGACCCGCCGCATTTACCGGATGCAGGTGATACCTCAATTATGGCGCTGAAATACGGGTGCCTCAAAGGCGACTGGAAAACAATGCTGTCAAAGGGATTTAATGAATGTATGAGAGTATTGAAACCAAACGGAACGCTTGTATTCAAGTGGAGTGAGATACGGATTCCGTTGTCAGAAGTACTTCCACTGTTTAGCCAAGAACCGTTATTCGGAAACCGCTGTCGTAAGCGCGGAAACAAAACACACTGGTTGTGCTTTATGAAAGGAATTGACGCCCCATGACCTTCCCCGACCGCCTCCACCACCTCCGCACAGCCCAAAAAATTACCATCCCGCAACTATCGATAAAAGTCGGCATCCACGAGAATACCCTGAGACTGTACGAGCGGGGAAAAGCGGACCCAAGATCGTTCATGCTGTGCTGCCTAGCCGACTATTTCCACGTTACGACGGATTATTTACTGGGAAGGAGTGATCGCCGAGAATGACACGAGAGCAGCTTGAAAGATATCATGATATCACGGTCCGCTTGAAAATGCTGACTTCGACCATTGTTACAGATACGGTCAACGGATCGTCGGACGAGTATCCATATACGAGTCATCCAATTTCTATCCACGGCGTGCGCAGGGACGCGAAAGCTTGTAAGGAGGCAGAGATACTTACCCAAAAGAAAAACGCCATAGACGAGTACATAGACGGGCTCGACGACGTGAGGGCAAGAATGCTTCTCGACATGAAATATCGGAGAAATCTCACTTGGAAAGAAATTGAAGCAGAGACGGGGGGATCGCATAATGCGGATTTAAAATATTTACAAAGATTTTTTAAAATGTCCAACCATGTCCACTAATGTCGCGTTATACTAGAAAGTAGGAAATTGTAAAGAGTACAAGGGGCTTTCATCCGACAACCTCCCTTCAAGCGCCGCGCAGGTTCTAACGTCCTTTCGCGGCGCTATATGTCAGTGAGCACGGCAGCCGCCGAGGGCTTACCGGGTCAGAGCCGGACACTGGCACAAGCCGATCATTCGGCACAAACTTTTATGATTCTACATGAGGCCACTCCGAGGCGGTTAGGATTCAAGGTTAATGGTGCACCAAAAAGCTTCCGCCTTACCAAAAAGGAACCTTCGAGCGCGGGAAGACCGGCCACCTGTAGCGCGCCGATTCGTATTTCAAAGGACGACCTTAGCGGGCCGTCCTTTTGTATTATCAATTCTTTATTAAACACTTTCCCGGAGTACCTCTCATATGATAGCATGCAAGAATATGAAAGGAGTAAAAAAGGATATGAATAATAGGTGTCCACGTCAGGATAACTGTAATAGTATGGCCTTAGAAGATTATGGACCGGAGCCGTTTGTGGTTAATATTGAAGCAGTGACAAAGCAAAATAATAATTATCGAACGGCATTATGGACAGGAAACCATCTGCAATTGACTTTAATGAGTATCAGGGTTGATGAAGATATAGGCTTGGAGATACACCCCGATACAGACCAGTTCCTTCGGATTGAGCAAGGGCAAGGAATTGTAAAGATGGGGAGCAGCAAGGATAATTTAGTCTTTCAGAAAAAGGTCTGTTCTGGATATGCAATATTAGTACCGGCAGGAACATGGCACAATGTGATTAATACTGGAAATATCCCACTGAAAATATACACCCTTTATGCGCCGCCTCATCATCCGTGGGGCACGGTTCAAAGAACTAAGGCTGACGCACAGGCAGCAGAATAGTTAAGCAGCGTATCGCTTCGACGGTACGCTTTTATTTATGCCTTGAGAGGGCCGTTATGAAACATTATCATTACAGACCTGATTTCAACGCGAAAGTATATGGACCGGCTGAGAAACGTGCAGACCGGTATTGGAAAAACAGATTGCGGGGTGAGAATAGTGTCAGCCAGATTGACAGCAAAACAAAAAAAGTTCTGCGAGGAATACTTAATTGATCTGAACGCCACACAGGCAGCTATTCGCGCCGGGTACAGCCCCAACAGCGCAGGTGCAATTGGGGGAGAAAACCTTGAAAAACCTGAAATTCGCGCGCGCATAGATACCGCATTGGCGGAGCAGTCGAAAAGAACCGGCGTGACCGCTGATCGAGTGGTCCGGGAGCTCGCAAAGGTGGCGTTCGTAAATGCAGAGGATGTAATCAACTTTGACAGCGCAACGATTAAATCAGGTTCATGCCGTGATGATACCGCCGCCATTGCATCGGTTAAAGTTAAAACGATTCCTACGTCCGATGGGGAAGGTGTTGAACGTGAAATAAAGCTGGCCGACAAATTGAAAGCGCTGGAACTGCTTGGACGTCGGTTGGGCCTGTTTACAGATAATGTGAATCTGAACGGGGATGTTGGGGTGACCATTGTTGACGACATACCAAAAGCCGACAGTCCGCCTGACTGATATCATCGCGCCAGCGTTTTATCCTGTGCATCAGGATATTGTAGCTGGGCAGCACACTTATTATAAACTCGACGGCGGTCGTGGCTCGACAAAATCATCGTTTGCGAGCTGCGAGATTATCCTTGGCATGATGCGGGATGGTACGGCAGGGAAAATGACAAATGCCGTTGCGTTTCGCCGGTATAAAGAAAATTTGCATGACAGTGTTTATGAGCAGCTCTTATGGGCGATCGATAAACTGGGCGTAGCAGGGTTATGGAAAGATACCATTTCTCCGCTGCGCCTGACTTATATCCCAACAGGGCAGATGATTTTGTTTCGCGGGGCTGACAAGGTTAAAAAGTCCAAGTCTATCAAGGTATCGAAGGGCTATATTAAATACCTCTGGTTTGAAGAGCTGGACGAATTCGAAGGTTCCGAAAAAATCCGCAGCATTCGGCAGTCGGTTGTACGCGGCGGCGAGCAGTTTACGGTGTTCTATACTTATAACCCGCCAAAGTCGCAGCGCAACTGGGTAAATGATCCGGTCGAGTTTTCGGCGCCCAACATGCTTCAGCACCATAGCAATTACCTTACGGTGCCGCGGGCATGGCTCGGGGAGCAGTTCATAGCCGATGCAGAGCACCTGAAATCCGTCAAGCCGGAAGCGTACCGGCATGAGTATCTCGGAGAGATCACCGGGACCGGTGCAGAGGTCTTCACAAACTTGACTCACCGGACCATCATCGACGAGGAGATCAAACACTTCGACCACATCCGGCGAGGGCTCGACTGGGGCTATGCATCTGACCCATTCGCCTATGTGTCCTGCCAGTACGATAAGACGCGCCGACGGCTGTATATTTTCGATGAAATCTATCAAGTCCGATTGAGCAACGCGGCGTCTGCACGGTTGGTGAAGCGGCACAATCCTCTGAATCAGGAGGTTACGGCGGATAGCGCGGAGCCGAAGAGCATTGCGGATTATCGCGAGGCTGGTGTTCACATCCGAGGCGCCCGCAAAGGTCCGGACAGCGTGGACTACGGCGTCAAGTGGCTTGCAGAAGAGATTGAGGAAATCATTATCGACCCGGACCGATGCCCGAACACTTGGCGAGAGTTTTACGGTTACGAGCTGGACCGGGACGCAAACGGAAATTTCAAGGCCGGGTATCCAGACCGGGATAACCATACGATAGACGCCTGCCGTTATGCATTAGAAGACGAGATGCACCGCGGCGGCACAACGATAGGAGGGTGGTGAAACTTTGCAGGACCTTGCAGCAATCCGAAAATTTATTGAGAACACGCAGCAGGATTACGCAGCCTTTTGCAAACAGGCACAGGAAGGATTCGACTACTATGACAACAATGGCAAGATCAAGAACACCGGAGCGGCGGCGATCCACGATGTCAATGACTTTTTGAAGAAGAAAGGCGCCAATCCGTTGCACAGCGCAGACAATCGCGTCGGCCTGAATCTGCACAGCATTGTTGTGGACCAGAAAGCCGGATACCTGTTTTCTACGCCTCCATCATTTGACTTGCCAGCAGACGAAACAGTCCAGAAGAAAAAGCCGGGATTACTCGGGAAACTGTTTGGTAAGAAACCGGAACAGAAAGCCAATCCGGACGAGGCATTGCTGCAGCGCGTAAACGATGCGATCGGGACGCAATGGGCGAAGGTGGTCAAGCAACTCGGTATTGACGCCTCAAACACTGGCCGGGCGTGGTTGACCTATTGGTATCCGCAGAAAAATGACGTAAGAGGTCCGCTTGATTATTGGTTCATCAATCCTCTGACGGTCTGGCCGATCTACGACCGGTCCACGGTGAAAAAACGTCTGAAATACCTGATCCACTGTTATTTCTACCTGGACGCCGGGGGTAACCCAGTTACGCGGTATGAGTTTTGGGATGACAACGAGGTTGCATATCTCGTTCGCCCTCTGGCGACGTCGGGAAATCCGGCCCCAGCGATTGACTTTGAAGCTCTCCCTGGCGGCGAGTACAACGTCCAGCAGCACGCCTACGGCAGGATCCCATTTATTGAATTTCGCAACAAAGCGGCGCTCCTGCCCGATCTGCCAATGTACAAAGACATTATAGACGCAGAGGAAAAAGTTATTTCGGGATTCTGTAACGACGTGGACGATCTGCAGGAAATCATCTGGGTAATCAAGAATTATTCCGGACAGCAGTCGGCTCCGGCTTACGACGAGAAGACAGGCAAGCCGCTGGCGGATGCCGAGGGCAACCCGATTTCAAAGCCGATCGACCTTTTACAGATGTTGAAGGCCAGAAAGTGGGTTAGCGTCGATGACAAGGGCGGTTTGGAAGCTGTCCACGGCGAGGTCCCGTATGAGGCCCGCTCAAAGCTGCTCGAAATCCTCGACAAAGAATTCTGGATTGCGGCCAAAGCTGTTGACCCGGCTCCCGATACCGTCGGCAATCAGTCCGGTGTGTATATCTCATTTTTGTACGGGGAGTTGGAAGAAAAGGCCGGGCTCATGGAAGCGGAATTCCGGTCCTCGATTGACGAGTTCCTCCGGGCGATCCTGCACTATCTCGGTGTAGATGAAACAAAGCAGTTTGTGCAAACGTGGAAGCGCACGAAGCCGCAGAACGCGGTTGAAACCTCGCAGATCATTGCACAGACACCGGACACGGTCATGTCGGACGAAACCAAAACCAAAGTACACCCGCTGATTGATGATTGGCAGGCTGAGCGCGCGCAGATCGAAAAGGAACAGCAGGAGCGGGAGAAGAACCTGCTCGATCAATATAACCAGCAGGCGGGCGCTCCGGGGCAGAAACAGCCGCCCGGTAAGCCGGAGCCGAACGCAAATGATGGCGGTGCCGCATGAGCAACTATTGGGAGAAAAGGGCCGTCGACAGCATAGGCCGCATGGAACACGCCGTAAACGGTCAGCTCCCCGATCTCATAGCCTCATTTGAGCAGGCCAAGCGTGATCTGAATGATACTGTTTTCCGCTTTTACGCCCGGTACGCCAAAAACAACAGCATCACGCTGGACGAGGCGCAGAAAGTTCTTTCTCTCTCGGAATTGCGGGAGTTTCGGGATAGTCTGGATGAATTCGAGCAGCTCGCCAAAGATTCCATTGGCACGTTTAATCTTCAGGTTGATAACCTGTCCGTTAAGGCGCGGATCACCCGCTACGAGGCGCTTTTAACTCAGTGCGATGGAGCATTGCAAAAACTCTATCAGGAGCAGCGGCGGCAGATTGAGAGCACGGCGGCGGGCGTCTACACCGAAGAGTATTACCGCCGCCTGTTCGACATTGAGCAGTACACGGGCTTTCAGTTCCAGTATTCTGCGCCGGGCAACGAAGCAATCCGCAAGGTCCTTGCACAGCCGGTTCAGGGTATGGACATATCAACACGGATCTGGCGGCAGGATATCGACACAGGCTTCCGCATCCGGCAGACCTTAAACAACATGTTCGTTACCGGCCGACCGCCGCAGGACTTCGCCGCTGAGCTGCAAAAGGTAATCGGCGCGGTCCGTACTAACCCGGACGGTACGCCGGGCGGAACCGGTAAAAAGTACGAGGCGTACCGGCTACTGTACAACGAGTCGGCTCACGCGGTAAATCAGGCACATTTACAGGCGTATCGGGATGATGGTCTTGACGAGTATGAGATCGTCGCCACGCTTGACAAAGCCACCTGTGAAATCTGCGCACCGCAAGACGGAAAACATTACCCAGTAGAAAAAGCGGTCGAAGGCGTCAATCACCCGTCCTTCCATGTGAATTGCCGGTGCACCACGGCGCCTTACATTGCCGAGGCCGCCGGAATCATAGGCCAGCGCATGTCCCGCGACCCGGTAACGGGTAAGAGTGCGCCGACTGCGGCGCAGACTTACGACGAGTGGGCCAAGGAAAACAATATTGTTTAATTCGTCCCGCCTCGCGGTAGGGCGTTTTTTATACCATTTCGCCGACTGCGGGCGTAATCGGCAGAGCGGCGCGAGGCGCGACCTCGTAAAAAAGCGTAGCCGCAGAAAGGATTCATATGGAACGCAAATTTCTGAAAGACCTCGGCATTGCCGATGAAGCCATAGAAAAAATCATGGCCGAGAACGGCAAGGACATCAATGAACTGAAATCGGCGTCCGAGGCGTCGAAAACCACGCTTGCAGATTTGCAAAAGCAGATCGGCGACCGTGACAAGCAGCTTGAAACGCTCAAAAAGTCATCCGGGGACAACGAGGATCTGAAAAAGCAGATCACAGACCTTCAGGCGGCGAACAAAACGGCAAAGTCTGAATATGAGGCTAACCTCAAGAAGGTTACGCTCGACAGCAAGATTGAATCCGCCCTGCTGGGTGCCCAGGCAAAGAATACCAAAGCGGCCCGTGCTCTGCTGGACGAATCCAAAATCAGCCTGGACGGCGAGAATGTGCTCGGCCTGAACGAGCAACTTGAACAGCTTAAGAAAGATGCCTCGTATCTGTTCGGTGAGGCTCAGTCGCAGAACCCGCCTCCTCCGGTTGGCGGGAAACCTCCGAAAGAGAACAAAGATGACATGGCAAAGTGGGCGACCGAGGCAGGCGTTACTTTGCCTACGACAAATTAAGGAGTGATATTTACTTATGCCTATCAATACTTTCTCTGAAAAGGTAACAAAATTTATCCCAATTCTCGACCTGATTTACAAGCAGGTGTCCAAGACGTCTGATCTGGATGACTCCGCGCTTGCCACACAGTTCGTCGGGACCAACAAAATCAAGCTGCCCAAAGTGTCCGTGGACGGCGCCGGGACCTATGACCGGGATAACGGCTATGTTCAGGGTTCCGCCGGCGTGACCTGGGAGGAACACACCCTGCAGTACGACCGCGGCCGGAAGTTCCGTATCGACGTGATCGACAACGACGAGGTCGCATTTGACCTTTACCGCCGCGTGTCGTCCGAGTACGTGCGCACGAAAGAGGTACCGGAGATCGACGCTGTACGTTTCGCAGAAATCTATGCAGCGGCCACACGTTCCGGCACGCTTGCAGCGGTAGTGAGCAAGGACCTCACGGCCTCCGACAGCATTCTCGATCTGTTCGACGCTGCCGAAGCGGCGATGAACGAGAAGGAGGTCCCGGAAGAGGGCCGCGTCCTGTACGTCACCAACACGGTTTACAAGATGCTGAAATCCGATTCCAAGATTTCCCGCAGAATTGATGTGGGACAGTCCAATACCAACATCGACCGGCGGATTGAATCGCTGGACGGCATTACGCCGATCATCAAGGTGCCGCAGGGACGTTTTAACAGCCTCATCCAGCTCAACGACGGCAAGACCACAGGCCAGACCGCGGGCGGTTTTGTCACTATTACGGGCAACAAGCCGATCAATTTCCTGTATGCCCGCAAGGCATCACTGCGCGGCGTAATCAAGCGCAACGCTGACAAGATCGTCACGCCGGACGTCAACCAGAGTGCGGACGCATACGATATCTTTTACCGCCTGCATCACGACCTGATTGTCAACGACAACGACACTGCGGGCGTTTACATCCACACCGCCGCGACCGCACAGGCTTAAGGAGGTCTGATCTATGACGTACGTAAAACGCAGAGGTATGGTCTTACTTGTGGACGATACTCAGGTAACAAAGTATACCGGGGAGGGGTTCGAGGTCTATACCCCGCCAGCCGCCCCGGAGAAACTGGAAAAGAAGCCGAAGAAACCTGCGGCAGGCAAGGAGCCGCCAGCCGCCCCGGAGAAACTGGAAAAGAAGCCGAAGAAACCTGCGGCAGGCAAGGAGCCGCCAGCCGCCCCGGAAGCCGGTGAGGATGATGGCAATACAGGCAAGTGATATTCTCGCTGTGATCCGGTCCCGCCCACAAACAATTCCTGCGGGGCTGGACGATGTCGCCATTCAGTCCTACATCGACGAGGCCAAACCGATCATGTTGGAATACTGCACATTACCGCAGAACATTCAGGAGGTTCCGGGCGTGCTGAAATACCCGTGGGTTGAGATTGCGACCGCTCTTATGAACAACAGCACGGCGGAATCTTACGCCATGTCTACCAGCAATTCCACGCCGGGAGCGATCAAGTCCATTTCGGACGGGGACACCTCCATCCAGTTCGGCGGTGCATCATCCAGCGTGTCAACCACAGTCAACCGGGCGGCGGCATTGAACAGCGTAAGCGCCAACAACATCCGGATTATGGACGGCTTCCGGACGCTCTTTTGAGGTGAGAACATGAATTTACCGGCTAACATTGTGGCAAGCGGCAAAGCAGCCGTGCAATCCCTTTGGAGTGACACGGCAACCGTTACCCGCGAGGTAGACAACGAGGAAGAGCAGACCACGGAGCCCCAGAAGGTCTATGAAAATATCGTCTGTCACCTGGTACAGAAAAACGCGCCGACACTCGACACCAGCGAGGCGGCCGCCCTGACGGAGCCGGTCTTTACGCTGGAAGTCGACACGGCGGTTATCCTGCACGGTGGCGACGCGGTGACGGTGCAGCACAACGGCCAGACCCTTAAAGGTCTGGCCGGAAAGCCATTTCATCGGACGTTTTGTAACGCCGTGCCGCTGTCGGGGGTGGATATCGCATGAGTACGATGGATTTTTCAACTTATATGGCCGCCCTGAAGCAGCTCGGGGCAGACCTCGATGAGAGTGCTCAGAGGACGCTGTCAAGGATGAATGCCAAGGGCATGGAGATTACAATCAAAAACACGCCGGTCGGGCAGTACCCAAAGGGCAGCGGCAAGGTGGGCGGCACGCTCCGAAAAAACTGGCACAACGGCGGCACCCGTAAAGTCGGTAATGGCCATGAAAGCCGATATTACAACAACGTGTACTACTCCGGCTATGTCAACAATGGCCACAGGCTGGTAAACCACCGTCATGAAACGGTCGGTTATGTTGAGGGACGGCGTATGTTGGAGCAGGGGCAGGAGGCCGCGAAAGAGGCTGCCCCTGCTATTTTTAACGAGGAAATTCAGCGAGTGAAGCAGAAAGGCGGATGGTGATTTGGGCATACCGAAAAACATTTTGTTCAATCCGGCGCTGGCCGCTCGGCGCAAAGCCAACGCTCTGACGCTGGAAGACCATGTGCTGATTGCCGCCGCTTCCGCGGTTGCCGTGCTGTTCCCGGATTCCAAGGTGGATATTGGAAACAGAACCTCCGGTGTCAAGCCCCCGGAGCTCGGCGTGAATCTGTACGGCCAGACGAACCGACAGATGCTTGCAGATACAAACCAGTATCGGTTTAGTGTGGAGATTACCTATATCCCTGCCGATTCTGCGGACCGCGCGGAGATCAATCACGCGCTGTTTCTCCTGCTCTCACTGGACCGGCTGGATAGTGATATCGGCACGTTCCGGCTCCGGGATAAGGCGTCTGACACTACGGACAGCCTCGGGCATATCACCGGAAACATCACGGCTGCGGAGCAAAGCGTTCCAACTGACGAAGAAGCCCCGGTTATCCAGGAAGCGGATCAGATTATTAGAAAAGCAGAAACGGAGGTTATTCCATGAGTATACAAATTTTGCCCGGCACGCAGGTAACGGTGAAAGCCGGGGCGCGTCCGACGCAGCTCGTTTCGACCGGGATTGTCGCTATGCCGCTGGAGCTCAATTGGGGCGGCATTTTGGCGGAAATCAATTCCGGGAACGACACGCTGTACAGCCTCGGCTACAAGCGCAGTGATTTTACCGGCGCCGGTATGAAGCTTATTAACGAGGTACTGAATTATGCTGACAAGCTGATCCTTTACCGGTCCAACACAGCCGGAGGGGTACAGGCATCCGGAACATTGGCAGCAGATGTCACGGCGACAGCGAAGTATGTCGGCACCCGCGGCAATGATATTACAGTGACCGTAACAGCGAGTGGGGAGCAATGGATTATCAAGACTCTGCTCGGGTCTATTGAAGTCGATTCGCAGATCGTTTCGGAACCGAGTGAATTTCAGCCAAATGATTTCCTCAGCATTACCGGAGAAGGTACTCTGGCGGCAGCTACGGTAAAATTGACCAACGGAGCAAACGGTACGATTCAGCCCGGTACGGTAGACCTGCTTATTACCGAGCTGGAAAAACATGAGCTTAACGTACTGTGCTATACGGGCAGTACGCCAGACACAATTACCAAATTGCGTGCCTTTGTCGCGGAGCAGCGGAAAAAGAACAATATGATTCAGGCAGTTATGAGTGGTATTGCAGCGAATAATGTTGCTGTCTACAATTCCACAGTCGGCGGAGTCACTGAGAACTACGCGCTGACGGCTCGGGAGGCTTGCGCAACATTGGCCGGCCTGATTGCAAAGCAGGGGATAACCGGGAGCCTAACGCATTACAACAGTCTGACAGGCTGGACGGACGTTAACCCGCACTTAACCCGTGAGCAGATGGAATCCCGTACACAGGCTGGGGAAATACTGTTTACCCTTTTGTACGGCATTCCTGCGGTCCTGTACGATATCAACAGCCTGACGACTTACACGGATGATCAGCCGGAAGATTTCCATAAAGGGTTGATTATGAGGACACTTGATAATATCGCTATGAATATCCAGAAGCTGCTCGACACGAAAGCGGTTGGCAAGATTCGCAACCATAAAAATGGGAGGCAGCAGATCAAGGCGATGGTTGTCAAACTCATTACAGAGAACTATGTTAAACCCGAGTACATCGAGGATTTCACAGCCGATGATGTGACGATTGACATAGGAACTGAAAGTGACGCCATCACGGCGACGGTCGACGTTCAAGTAGTTGATACGACCGATAAAATTCAGGTCGCTGTGACGTCTCTGGCGGCCCAAGCAGTGGCATAAAGGAGGGATAAGGATTGAATAAGCAAAGATTACAGGACGTTCCTTCCGGGGGCGACGGCAAGGCATATTTCAATTTGAATGGCTCCCGTCTGGATGCTTTCCGGATCGCGAAAATCACAGGCAAATTGGAGCCGATTGTTGAAGAAAAGAAATTCCTCGGCGACCGGATGCAGCAACACGCAGTCCGGGGCCTTAAAGGTACCGGAGACATGTCATATTACCAGGTCACGGCAGAGTTCATCAAAGCATGGAGGGACTATAAAAACGGCGGTGACGTCCCTGACATTGAGCTGCAGTATTATTCCGACCCTGAGACAAGCAATTCAGAAAGGGTTGAGGTTGTCATGACTGGCGCTATCCCGGCAAACATCCCGTTCGGCGCGCTGGACGATTCCAGCAACGACGCGCAGAAACTGGATACCTCGTATACGTTCGACGACTTTGATGTCTTATGAATATCCGTTCCGCCCTCAAATAGAGGGGCAGGACGAAATAACAATAACATTACCATTAAGGAGAACCAATATGGATAAAACACTTGAATCGTTTCTGCGTCCGCACCGCAAGCCGAACGTAAAGTTTCGACTCCCGGCATTTGACGGGGAATTTGAGATGCGGGCGCTCACTGCGCAGGAAGGAATCAATTGCGCTGTGTTCGCGGACCAGAGAGGCGTCCCCGCCGGACTGTCTATGATGCCGAATGTCGCCGAATCGCTCGTGACGCCGAATCTCAGGAACAAGGAACTGCAGGATGCACTTGCTGAGAAAACCGGTAAAAAGATCATGGAGCCTTATGACGCGGCGCTGGCCTTGTTCACTGATTCCGAAATGGCGGTACTTATCGACGAGTATAGTAAGTTGACAACAACGGCGGCCGAGTATTCCAAGGATGTTGAAACCGCAAAAAACGCATAGAGGAAAGTTGCCGGGGCCAGGGTGATGGCATGTGGGCTTATGCGCACATGATTTTCCAAAACCATGACATTCTTCCGGCAGCTTTCCTCAACTTTCAGCTTGTCGATCTGACGAGGCAGCGGGCCTTTCTGGTCGCGAGCGACCTTGTGGCGGCGAAGCATATGAAAGAAAGATAAATAAAAGCGGCAGGTGGTTAGCCTGCCGCTTAGTCCCTGTAGATTACCGTGTATAAAGTGGTGGGGGTTATTGGAGAACGAGCCATGATTGCATCTGGAGAAGCCACAATATTAACTATTTTGTCCTCTCCGATTTGATTTAAAAAATCGGCTAAAGCTTTTTCTGCTTTTTCGTTTTTATTTTCAGATATTTGTTTTACTTTTATCATCAGACCCAACTCCTTTTATTTAGAATATCACATTAAACCCGCCATGTAAAGGGGTGATACCTTGGCAAATACGCTTGAATCCATTATGCGCCTGACCGACGAGTATACAGCAACTATGTCTAAAATTGTGCGCTCCGCAGAGGAAGGCGGGAAGGCGACGGGAAACGCTGAAAAAGAAGCGAAGTCGCTGAACGATACGCTCAGAAATACTTCTCCTGCCGCGTCGCTTGCTCAAGCGGGGGTTAACGGTTTGGTTGGAAGATTAACCACACTTGTTTCTACAGTATACCTCGTCAGAAAAGCGTTTGGGTTCCTGTGGGAGTCCATTCAAACCGGTTCAAAGCAACAGGTTCAGAGAACAACGTTTCAGTCCTTGCTAAAAAATCAACAAGTGGGAACCGATCTATACAACTTCGTCACAGCTTACGCTAAAAAATCTGCTCTTGACCGTGAGAACTTATCAAGTGCAACTACTTCTTTTTTGGCCTTTACGCATGACGTGAATCAGCTTCAGCAGCTTTTAAACCTGACGCAGCGCCTGTATATGTTCAACCCGGAGCAAGGGGCAGAGGGTGCGGTGTTTGCTCTGAAAGAGGTTATGACCGGGCAGACGATGTCTTTGAAAAACCGGTTCAATATGAACGGCGTGTCTGCGGAGCAAATCCAGAAATTTGCTCAAAAAGGAGATATCTCAGGGACCATCAATTATCTGAACCAGGTGTTTAACCGTTTTGGCGCGACGCAGGGTGTAGTAGATGCAAACTTTAAAGGCCTGACAGTCCAAATGCAGCTTTTTAAGTCAAATCTGATGTCTGCCCTTGGGGATGAATCTACTGGGGCAGTTCAAGGGCTTTCTCAAACTTTTCAACGCCTAAACGCTGATATGGACGCAGGAAAATTTCAACCTTTTTTCACAACGATGTCAAAGGGAACAAATGCCCTTGCGAATGGACTCTCATGGGTTGCGCAAAACGCAGGCTTTTTAATCCCAACTATAGGCGGGGTTGTTACTGCTCTTGTTGTGTTTAATACAGCAATGAGCCTCGCACGAACTATTTCAGAGGTGACCGGAATAACGATGAGCATCGTGGCTGGAAGATGGATTACAGCCGCTGCGCTTATTGCGGGAGCCGCCGCAACAATAGGGCTTGCAACGTCTTTAAACAGCCAGAACGATGAACTGAAAAAATCGGCAGAAGCACTTACAACGGCGCAAGCCGCCCAAAAATATGCTGCTGACCAAAAAGCAGCCGGCCTCTCTCCGAATGTCGACACGACCGTTACAAACAAGGACCCCATTAAGGTCTCCGGTACTGTGGAGATCGAGAAAGAAAACCTGAAATATGTGTTTGAAGCATCGACTGCGAAATTTTTTGCTTCATTCAACGCAACAAAAGTCGAACCGATCTTTACGGTCCAGAATCAAAATATCACGGAAAAGGCTGACGTGCAGGAGATCAACCGGCAGTTGGCAGGGATGATTACCGAAGCGGCCGGAGTGACCGGGGGAGGGAATTACTGATGAGCTCACAGTATTATATCAGCTTTGGCGGATTTTCCCTCTATACGGCTGCATCTGTACGCGATGAAAATGGACGTGAACTGTCCAGCTATGACAGTGTAGGAGGCGGGAAATTCAACGTTCCGGACAGCCGCAATCCGAAAACATGGGAGATTGAAGCCGAACTAAGTGAATCCTCAAAATACAATATGTGGCGTGCCTCTGAAATTATGAAAGCTTGTGATTCGTTGCTTGACAACGCTAAAGACCCGTCGCGGCTGGTGGTAACCAACAAGAATTATCCGTCAGCAAACATCTCTGTGCTCGCATGGTTTAAAGGCTATACCAAAGAAGAAAAGGAACCGGGAGTATACGATGTTACATTCCGGCTCGAAGAATATAAGCCGGTCGGAGTTAAAACAACGGATATACCTTATGTGGCACGACCGGGAAAGATTCCGATTCCTCCGAAGGTAACGATTAAGAAAAGTAGTGACGTGTATAAAAGTTTCAAAAAGACGGGTGTGGGAACTAAAACCGATAGCAAAACCAAGGAAACAGGGTTGTATAGTAATCCGTTTACTTCCCGAACAGATTGGAAAACGGGAGAAAAATATCTTATAGAGCCTAAAACGGGAAAGCCTCTTACAAATCCGAACACTGCTAAATCTGGTACGGCATATAAAATTAACGGGATGGCCACTACAAGCGCTGTATTGGGAGATCAAACCGAATCGGAAAAATGGACTATTGATATTTTTAATTCTATGAAAAAAGCAGTTAATAATTTTATTTCGTCGTCAAGTAGCAGCCCAAAACGAGGAATGGTGTGATCGTATGCTCCTTGTAAATAATCAGGATATTTCGGAGATCGCCGGAGCTGTCAAGCATGAAACCCGATGGAATGACGGACCCGGAAAGCTGACCTTTGAATACCCGGTAGCAAAGGCCGGAAGATATGCAAATGGCACCGTGGCGACTTTCCAGCATGATGGATCCAATATATTTTATGGCTGGCTGTTCAATACAAAGCAAAGCGGAAAGAAATATTCCTGCACCTGCTACGATCAACTCCGGTATTTCAAAGGCAGCAACTCCCTTATGCGCCCTGTAACCACTCTGTCAGACTGGGTGAACACCGTTGCATTGGATTGCGGAGACCGTATCCGGCTTGGTACGATTGAAAGCACTGAGGTTAAGCTTGGGAAATATCTGTTTGACAACAAAACCCGCCTGGATATGGTCTATCAGTCCATCCAGGACAACTTAATTGCAAACGGCTATTGGTATGTGTTCCGGGACAATTTCGGCGCGCTGGAGCTGCGAGATGTGTATAACCTACGTCTGCCGATTGTGATCGGCGACGGGTCGCTTGCGAAGGATTTCGATTATGAAAAGTCCATCGACGACGATACTTATAATTACGTCAAGGTCGCGAAAGACGACAGCGAAAAGGGTGTTCGGAACGTGTATGTCTCTCAGGATAGCACCAGCATCGCCAAATGGGGCAAGCTGATGATCTATGACAAGGTATCCGCCGATCTGAACGATACGCAGCTTGCTTCACGAGCAAACCGCCTACTATCGGTCAAGAACCGGGAAACGGAAAAACTCAGCATTGAGTGCATGGGGGACAATCGAATTTTTGCCGGGAACAGCATACGAGCGCTTATCTCAGATGCCGGGATCGACAAATGGGCGGTGGTAGATGCCTGCACTCACGAATTCAAGAAAGATTCCCATTCCATGAAACTTGACTTGATATTTTCCGGTGTATCTTCATCCTGATAGGAGTTGAAATAATGGATTATTTACATACTGCGGTAAAGCAGATTGTTGAAAGTTACTTGCAGAACTACCAGCCGGCCGATCTTGTTTACGGCACCTGGGGCGGGTCTACTGTAAAAATCGATACAAAGCCTATGCCCATACCGATTGATATGGTTGATGTCCCGCAGGGGACTACCGTCACCGTCGGAAAGCGCGTGTCACTGCTGCAGAAGCAGGGCGGGCAGCGGTATGCATTGCTGGGGGTGCTGGGATGAGTGTATTGAAGACCTACGGCAGCGATACAGAAAGCTTTCACCCTTCCAAAACCTATCAGATCAGAGATAAACGTATCGAGGGGATATTGGACGGAGTCGACGCGGTGGCACAGGCCGTTAAACTGCTTCTTTCAACAGAACGGTTCGAGTATGAAATCTACTCGACTGATTATGGCGTGGAAACCAAAGACCTGATCGGTGCGGACCGTGAATATATTCGCGGGGACCTCGAACGAAGGATACGCGAAACTTTGGCAGAGGATGACAGGATTACCGGAATATCTGATTTTAATATTGACTTTGACCGTGAAACTGCCCTTGTGACATTCACGGTCAATTCCATATTTGGTGATTTTCAGGGGGAAAGGAGTGTTACGGTTGGCTGAAAACTATGAGTATGACGCCCTGCTGCAGGAAATGCTTGACCGGGTTCCGGACACGCTCGACAAGCGCGAGGGGAGCGTTATTTATAACACGCTTGCCCCCTGTGCCTTTCTCTGCGCTCAGCAGGCGTATATGATCGGGTATCTTACAAATCTGCTCTTTGCGGACACAGCAGAAGCGGAATGGCTTACCCGTGTCTGCAGCGATTTCGGAATTGATAGAGATGCGGCGACTTATTCTGTCCGGCAGATCAACACGCTGGATTCTTCCGGCGACGCGATGGATGTTCCGATCGGCAGCCGGTTCGGGGTTAATGACCTGAAATTTAAACTGATTGAAAAGATTGCCACGGGGCAGTTTAAGGCAACCTGTGAGCAGATCGGCACCCAGGGGAACGCCTATAGCGGTGTGATTCTGCCGGAAGACAATATTAACGGCTTGGGCAGTGCAGAGCTGCTTCCAGCGCCTTTGGTTCCCGCAAGGGATGAAGAAACCGACGACAGCCTACGGGAGCGCTTCAATGCCGCCGCCCGGCGTTCTCCCTACGGCGGAAATATCGCGGACTATGAGGAAAAAACGCTTTCCATCGACGGCGTGGGTTCCGTAAAGGTATTTAGCGCTGTGTCGCAGGGCCCGGGGAATGTCGGACTGATTATCGGTGACGAACAGGGAAACCGGGCGACGCAAACGCTGATCAACGATGTGCAAAACCTTATGGGGGCGAACGGTAGCGGAATCGCCCCGATCGGGCACACAGTAACCGTAGGAACCTCGACCGATTTACCGGTGAATGTGGATGCAGAGATAAAAATCCGGCCCGAGTCAAGCTTTGCAATCGTTCAGCCGATTGTAGAGCAGACCATTACCAATTACATAGAGTCCATTGGCTTCACCGATGAAACCGTATTCTATGCAAAATTGGTGGCAGCGATTCTCAATTGCAGCGACCAGATCATGGATGTGGGAACCGTCACAATGAATGGGGCTTCGGCCAATATCGCGCTCAACAAGACTTATGACAACTATCAGGTGCCGACAGTCGGGGCGGTTACAGTTACGGAGGTAGCAAGCTGATGTTTTATGACGATCCAGCAGACTACAAAGCTTATTTGCCCGAACCGTTTCAGAAAGTGGTCGAGGTAGACGCACTGGCCGGAACGATCAATATCCAGATCGACAAGCTGTCCGCGATTGTTAAGAGCATGGCCGATAACAAAAGTGTATCCACGGCGGACGAAGACGGCTGCGCCCGGTGGGAAAAGATGCTGGGCGTAAACGCTCCGATGAACGCCACTCTACAGGCCCGCAGGGATGCGCTCAAAGCGAAGCTGATGACTAAGCCGCCTATCAATTTGCAGACCTTAAAAGCCATTGTGGAAGCTTATATGGGGCTGGAAGTTGATGTGCTTGTCGACGGATATACCGTGAAAATCCGATACCGCGGGGAATCCCGGATTGCGGATTTAAACCCGCTCATAGCAACGGCATATGAAAAGATCCCGGCCAATATGCTGCTGGATATCGCGTACCTCTATCTGATATGGGACGAACTGGACATACAAAACCTTACATTCGACCAACTGGACGCTAAAAACCTGACAATGACTGATTTAGAAAAGGGGGAATGGATTTGAGCGCGATTACAGAATTTCAGGGCACAGACGGTGCAACGCGAGCGAATTTTAATGAAAGAATACAGGAGGCAAACGCCGAGTTTGAAGCGCAAGATTCCATCCTCTCCGCTCACGAAGCCGACGCCGTCGCTCACGTCACCCAAGCGGATCACGACAAGATCACCGCCGCCGCCACCAAATCCACCCTCGCCACCGCAACCCTCCCGGCATCCGGTTGGACGGGCGGCGAGGCCCCATATAGCCAGACGGTCACTGTAGCGGGCGCGAAGCCGGAGCCGACTCGCATAGAGGTCCAGCCGACAACGGATGCAACAGCGGCGCAGTGGGCGGCGTGGCGGGCTGCTCTGATACGTGGTGGCGGGCAGGGTACGGACAGCATTACATTGCTGGCGGACGGAGATAAGCCTGAGATTGACATACCGATTGCAGTAACCATCAGGGGGGATGTATCTTGATTATTAATACAGCGCAGGGCGGGGGCGGCTACGGAACGCTTCCCGCCCAAATAAGCAATTTTTATGCAACTATTGGAGCCGCGTCCGTAAAACTCACATGGAGCAACCCGGCTGATGAAAATTTCGCCGGTGTGCTGATTGTCCGCAAGACCGGCAGTTATCCTGCGAAGCCGGGTGACGGTACGAAGATATATCAAGGAACTGCGCAGACGTACACCGACACTGGTTTGGAGAACGGCACACAGTATTATTATCGTGCGTTTTCGTATAACAGCAAGCACGAATACCAGACCGAGTATTGTGTTGCGACCATGACGCCGCAAGCCGGATATACGCTGGGGAGTTTTCCGGTCGGAACAAAAATTAAGTTTGGTTCTGTTTCCGGAAATCCGTCCGGAAACCCGATTGTACAAAAGATAGTCAATAAATCGGGTAATGATATCACTCTGATTTCAAACGGAGTGGTGGGTACATATGCTTTTGACGCGATGGAACCTTTGAATAGCGATTCCAACCGTCAAAGTAAAGGAAACAATAGATATAAGTACAGCAATATCCATCAATGGCTTAACTCTGATGCGGGTGCTGGCTCATGGTACACTGCGCAACACTCAGCAGATCAAGCCCCAGATAGCACAAGCGTTGTTTCGGCGAACCCCTACAGCTCGAAGGCGGGCTTCCTCAACGGATTCAGTACAAAAGAAAAAAACTACCTTAAAACCAAAACGGTCACGGTCGGAATCCCTTCGTTAGACGGCGGCGGGACCGAAACGATCACCGCAAGGATATGGCTACCATCTGGAACCGAGGTTGGATATACGGGATTTGGATATACGGAAGGGACACAGCTTTCAGCCTTTTCAGATGATGCGAGTCGGATTTCAAGTCCAGTAGCAAACTATTTGCTCCGCACTCCGCACAGTTCCACATCGACCAGTTATACAAGCATAGTTAGGGCCGTAAATACCGCTGGTGCACAGTCGTATGTCGATGCGTACAACGGTGGGACATATGGCGTTCGCCCGCTCTGCGTCCTTGATTCTTCCGTCCTCTGCTCGCTATCGGTCGATGGTAACGGCTGTTATACCGTACTGTGAGGTGAATTATGATAACTAATTATATTAATCTTAACAACGTGTGGACGGAAGTCCTTATGATTCAGAGCGACACGGAGCGATCTTACGGCTCTGTCATTGAGGACGGCGATAAGCGGTACAACGTGTCGCCATTCCGGGAGTGGCAGGAGGATAGCAAGTACCATTACTGGTTCATCATCAATTCAATCGAGATTATCAACCCGGAATTGCTGCAAAAAATCAATGAATTACAGGCCGAGAATGATATCTTAGGTCAGACAGCCGCACAGCTCCAGCTGGATAATATGCAGCTTAATTCCACAGTAGACACGCTGGGCGCGACCGTGGCGCAGTTACAACTTGAAAATATCGCGGCGAAAGGAGGTGCATCCTGATGGCATTTTGGTCACTTGCTTTTACCCGCAAGTGGGTAACGATCGATCAGCTCCGGCAGGCCGTAAAGACTGACAGCAATCCATACGGCCAGATTACACCGGAGCAGTTTCAGACGATTACAGGGGAGGAATTCGCATGATGATAAAAGGAATTGACATTGCCAGGTATCAGGGGAGTCCTGATTTCAAGCGCGTCAAGGCAGCCGGTATCCAGTATGTGATGCTCAAGGCGACCGAGGGAGTCAACTACATAGACCCATGTTTCAAGGCCAACGCTGCGGCCGCGATTTCCGCAGGGTTGCCGATCGGGGTATATCACTTCCTCCGCACGGGGAGCGTATCCGATCAGGTACGGGATTGTCTGGCAGCAATTAAGCCATATCGGATTACGTGGCCGGTCGCCGTGGACGTGGAGCACAACGATCTGCTTTCAATGGGCCGGGACAAGCTGACCGACATGGTGCTTGACTTCTGCGCGAGGATTAAGGCTGCCGGATACCAGCCAATGATCTACAGCAATTACAATTGGCTGTACGTTGCCAAGTATCTTGACGTCGCCCGTATCAAGGCTGCAGGCATCCCGATCTGGATGGCATGGTACAGCAAGGCGACGCCGGACAATACCGACCGGTCCGCGCTGTGCGACATGTGGCAGTATGCGAGTGATGGCGAGGCAGACGGTGTTACCAGCAATGGACTTGATATGGATGTGTCTTATCGGGACTTTGGGGTCAAATCTTACACTTGCGACACCACAATGCCAATTACTCTTGAGCACGGGAAGGCGTATCAGGTCAAAATCACAACAAAAGAAGCCCCACGTGTTACCGACGGTACGCCGGGCGTCGTAACAATTCTGCACCGTGTTACCCAGGGCGACGATTGGCTGTACTACATTGTGGCCGTGGGTGAGCCGGGTACAGGCACGGGAATCTATGTTAACGGTGACAAGCAGTTTGTGGTGAATATTATATAAGCGAGGGTAAAACATGACGGATATTGCACAGGAGGCATTGGACAGCGCGAAATCAGCTCACCACCGTATTGATGGCATGGAGCAGGAAATCAAAGACATCCGCAGCCTGACGGCAGCAGTAGCGACAGTCAGCACAAAGGTGGACGGGCTGGACAGCGACGTCAAAGAGATAAAATCAGACGTCAAAGCTATCACCGCTCAGCCCGGGCAAAAATGGGACTGGCTTACAAAAGCGATTATTACGACACTGGCCGGAGGGTTGGTAACTGCAATACTGGCACTTATATTAAAATAGCCGGTCAACCCGGCAGGAAAGAAGGATACATATGAAAATCGATTGGAAACGGAAACTTACATCCCGGAAACTGTGGGCGGCAATCGTATCGTTTGCCGCGTTGCTTGTCGTCGCCCTGGGTGGCACCGAGGCGCAGGCGACGCAGATCACTGCATTGATTATGGCCGGTGCAACCGTCGTAGCCTACATCATCGGTGAGGGCCTCGTGGATGCTGCCAGCGCCGGGGCGGCATCGATCACGCAGCTCAGTGCGCCGATTATTGGAACGGTTGACCCCGCACCCGCTGAAGCCGCACAGACCGGAGCAGATCAGGCCGCGGAGGTTAAGACGGATGCGGCGCTGTCCGGGAGCGAGAAAACAGAATAGACTTAACGAAAGGGCATCGGATTAACCGGTGGGCTTTTTTCACACAGCCTTGTCAAATTCTGTAGTATAATATTATCAAAAGAATATTGATAAGGTGGTTATAACGTGAATGCTGAAGATTGGAAACGCTATGATAAACGAGTACGGCTAATTGTCGATCCGTTCGGCAGCGGCTTCCCGAAGCTACGCAAACTTATGATAGAGTGGGCAAAGGAAAACAACCTGTCCACCCATGATCTGATGGAACAGTACATGGCGTGGAAGTGGAAAAGATAGAGCATTTACACCGCCACTCCCGGCACATCGTCGCCCTACTCACCGCCGGTAGCACCCAGTACGCCAGAGCCATCAAAATAATAGACAAGACTACCCCGAGTAATGCACTGATCATACAGGCCGCTTCGGGCTTGCGGACCCGATGTGACACCCATATTACGATACGGGACAGGCCGATAGCAAGCAATACGGCGGAAATGACCATTATGATCATCATTAATTCGCGGGTCATGAATCTGCACCATGAACGATCATGGTTGTATATTTTTCTTCAAGCCAGTTTATCATATCTTCTAGGTTTTCATTGTCCATTATGAATTCTCTGGTATCGATTATTTCGCTTTTATCGTGGCAGAAAGGACCGTACCAGACCTCCGCGGTCATCGTATTTTGGGACGGGGAAATTCTATACCTGAACTGCTTCAAATCGGTTCCCCTGTTGTCCACGCCTCCCGTAAATTCATTATTGTTTTGAAAATACATAATTCCGGGTATTGCTCCTTGTTCGTGAAAATTCATCAAATCGCCTCCGCGAATTATTATGAGCGATTGAACGAAGAATTGCAATAAAAATGTTTAGGTATGTGTATTAAAGTAGGCGTTTTGGTAGGCGTGATTAAGAAAACGGCTATAAACATGACTTTTAATAGAGTTCGACTCTCGTCATCTCCACCAAATGGACATTACACGAACACCTACTTTTTCAAAGGCGGCTTTGCCGTAACGGTGTGGTTGTAATGCCAACAACAAGAAAGAGCGGTCAAGGGTTAAGCCTTGGCTGCTCTTTTGCCTTTTAAAAATTAACGTTTCGAGTCTTCTTTTGTAACTGTAGTTTGGTCAACGAAGCGTTTGATGAAGCTATAAAGTCTTTAAAGAATTGAGCGTATGTTCCGCTTTTGACTCCATTTTTTTCATGTAGGTAGCCATATAATCATAATCTGGCATACCTTCCGGCGTTGCAGGAAGTTTTATAGAAAAATCCCTTTTTATATGTGCATTTAGTTCTTTTATAAAAGCCTGATAGTTGTTTTGACTTTCTTTGAAAATTGCCGTAGCAATAAATTGCTTTGCCCAGAAAGAAATCTTCACTTTAGGAATAAGTACGACAACATTTTGGCTTGTGTAAAATTGATTTTCCTGCACGAAGCACGCTCCGAGATAAGCACCACCTAAAGCCAGTGTTAAGTTTCCCGGTTCATACGGAACCAATCCATCTATCTTTTTGACTTTTTCAGTTATGCCATTATTAAAATTTGACCTTCCAACAAAATCTATTTCAATAAGAGAGGTGTCCATCTTTACCTTGTCCAGTTTTGTTCCAGAATCAATTTCAAAAATATCATATAAGTGAAATAATTTCCATTTAGAAATATCAATATTTGAGTTTCGTGATTGCCTCGCTGACTGTAGCTTTATTAGCGAAGCGCTGACTTCGGTTTCTAAGTTTTGCATATATGACTCCATATACGCAAAATCCGGATTACCAGTTAAGTCAACAGGCACTTTTATAAACTCATTCTCCATATCCTCTTTCTTCCATTTGTCAATAAATGCATATTGTTTTCCGACCTTTTTTATTAGTGGAATAAAGAACATTGCAATGCTTTTGTTCATTTGAAATTTCGGATATAGAATGTTTACATCATCTGAAGCCCAAAATCTTTCATCCTGGTAAAATGCTTCTCCTATAGAACCATTATAAGTGACAGTAATTGTGTTTTTGGAATGTAAGTGCTCATCATTTGAAATATAAGCAGTAATACCATTATTGACCGAACTTGCCCCAATAAACCTAATGGTACCTTCCTTCATATCAGCTTTCGTTAGTCTAGTTCCTTTAGCAATATTGAAAAATAAACTTATAGGAAAGTGTTCCCAATTACTTGTATCAATTTTACTCATTGGGCTTTGCCTCACTTTTCAACGAAATAGAGACAGCTTTATCATCAGCAGAAATACTGCTTTCGTACATTACTTTGTTTACAAGCTTCTCACTGAACTCTTTTACATCTATACCTTCTTTAAACATAAGATAGTCCATCATAGTCTTTGTAAAATCTTCATCTGAAATTTCAAACGGTTTTTCAGGCTTTTGATAACTCAAATGCTCAGAGGGCTTTATCCATTGAATTGTTTCATCACCTGATTGCTTCCGAATGATTTCAACCCATTCATCTTCGATACTTTGCCATCTATCTTTTATATCCTGACGGCCTTGATTTTTAACTGTTTCAAGCCCATCCTCTTGTATGTAACAAGCAAATATTTCTTGATTATTCTGTGGCACCCCTGCTTCAAAAACGAACACAGAAGTTGTTACACCTTCCGAAAACACTTTCTCCGGTAGTTTGATTATTTTTTTAAGTCTGCTGTGCTTCAACAGCTTTTTTCCATTGTCCTTTTCTAGCTTTTTGTCTGGTAAAACAAAAGCACACATCGTATGTTCCGGGACACTTTCCAAAACATTGTTTACGATAGTGAGACAACCATATTTTCGCTCAAATGGAGGATTCATTAGAACCTTAGTAATATGTTTTTTCAATAACAAATAATTACCGTTCTCGTCCTTCTTGAAATCCCCTTTCTTATCCATTTCAAAACTTTTGGATTTCATCCAGTCGCAAGCTTCCTGAGTCCTTGAATCTAACTGTTCTAGGTTAGTTTTGCCATCCTTGTGAATAAGCATATTGGCACAGGCTAAGGCATATATCTCTCTGTCAAATTCTATACCATATAGTTGCACATCCTTAATAATTTGAGCTTTTTTGGATTTTAAGCCACCGGACTCTTTTATCATGTTACACATAGATTTGACAAGAAAAGCACCTGAACCGCAAGCAGCGTCTAATACAATGTCATTCTGATTGACTTCAATGAGGCGATACATAAACGATGTAATATGATCCGGTGTAAAAACCTGTCCACTTTCGGATTTCTTTTTATAACGGTTAAATTCATTGAAAAAGATACCCATTACATCTTCGCCATTCCAGTAGTCAGAGTTAACGCAATTAGATATTTCAACAATCCATTCAATAAAGTTATCAATAGCTTCTTGATTGGTGGTGTTGTTCATTTTGATTTCAGAATAGACTTCTGTCAGTAAATCGAGTTTTAAGTTTTGTTTTCGGCTTTCTTCAAGCGATTTGGAAAGTGTGCTTAAAATGGAGTTTTTCATCAAAGTGAACCCCATACCTTTTATCAGCATAGCACCATATCTTTTTGCAACCAATGCGCACGCAGTAAATATCATTCTATGATACAAATTTTTGATCCCGAACTCTGTGTGAAGGCAATCGTTTATGCGCTTTGTTAGGTTATAAATACGCTGCTTATCAATTGTATTTTGTGTAAACAGAGAAATATAATATGACTTTTCTTGAAGCTCACTTGCAGGATTAGGAATCTCTAAATTGTTAAGAAAAACCCTGTTTTCATTACCATTAAATAAAATGCCTACAACCTGTTTATATTGTGTCAATGCAATATTACAATTCTTAATCAACTCATTGACCCATTTTTTAAGGGAAATGTCCTCCGATTCTGACTTTGTTTCCAGTATGATAGCTGGAGAATTATGATCTTCCGGCAGATACCATCCATCAGGTTTATCATTTACACCTTTGAATCCCAGCTGATTAAACGTTGTGATTTGCCCTGTGCCTTGTTTTATTTTCGCTTCAGCCCTATCAAAGCCTAAGATAATCTTTGCACTATCTCTAACTTCATCTTCAGTACGATATATTACCTTAGCCATTTTTCTTTCCCCCAAGAATTTTTTCAATTTCTTCCATTTTGGTAATTACTGCATGTCCAGTTTTTGTGATGCTGTAACTGCCCTTTTTCTTTTGCTCCACACAATTAGCCGATTGTAACGCTTGAATCCATCTATTTATAGTGGCAGGACTGCTACCATACTCAGTAGCGATTTCCTCTTGCGAGAAGTTAATAACTGTCCCTCGTGAGGTTTTCTGCTCGTGACGTTCCAACCAACTCAAAAAGCGATACTCCTTCGAGCCAAACAATTCTATTGACTTATCTAACACAGAAGTATCACCATCCTTCTATAATAATTTATATTAAAATAAAATTGGTTTTAAAATTATTATACTATAAATTATTATAGCGTCAAGGACTTTTTCATAATAAAACAAGGGTAAGGAGTTATTCCTTAACCCTTGTTTTATTAATCATTTTTTCGCTCTGCTCCAGCGTTTTCTGCCATTCGGCAAACTCCTTTTGTCCCTGTTCACTGTCGTAAAACTTGCATATCTCAGGCACGAGGAATCGGGCAAAGGATTCAATAATTGACTGCGGTAATTCTACATCATATGGATTCTGTGGTTCCTTAGACTTTTCCATCGCCTACCCTCCCTCTGTGAAAGGGCAACTCCTTGTATCCTTGATTTCCCTCCAGCCATCCAACGCCTTTTGGCGTGGTGCAAAATATTCCTGTGTGGTCATTTCGTCATACTGGTTAATGCCGGTAAAATGCACAACCTTGTGAATACGGCGTATAAAGGCATTCCAGACCGCAGGGGTATCTAAACGCACGTTGGCATACTGATATTCCAACGGAATGTTGCTGATGATGTATGCTTTTGTATAGCACGCCACACGGTTTGCATAGCGGCAAGGCAGCATCAGCGGGTAGCCATCAAGAAAATTGTTCATATCCTGAATTTTCATACTGGATGAAAACTCATCAAATACAATTACATCTTCGCTCTGGTATTTATCAAAGCATCCATACTGATAGCCGGTGATTTGGCAAACATTTTCATAGCCGTATTTTTCCATGACATACCGTGTCTTGCCCAATCCGGTTGACCCGCTGATATAGGTAACTTCCAGCGTTCGGAACTTTGTGCGGTATTCTTCTGCAATCAGTTCTTGCCTAACTTGCTCCAAGGTGGAGCGGTAGTGCATTAAGTGGGTTTGCGAACGGATAATATCCATTGCGCTGTGACCGTCCTCAAGCATGGCTAACGCTATATCCCAATCGGTGCGCTGACCGGGGCTTTCTATCGGTAACTCTCCCCATTCTTCAAACGTGCCGGGAATACTGGTATCTGCCTTTTCATCATCCGTCCATTTCCCGCTCTTTTGAACATAAATACGATTCTCATCAGAAGTACCGCGAGCCGGGTCAATGTGAGCGGTTGGGAAACAGCCTTTGACGGTAGAAAAGCGAATTGGGCTGTTAGCGACAAAGAACACATGCGTATGCGGGGTCTGTTCCTGTAAGCCCCGTTCGTCAGCCATGCACCAGTATTTCAGCTGCATTTTCCCAAGTGCTTCACGGATTTTATCGTGTGTCCATTCAGCGCCGGGATTATTGATTGTAAGTAAGTATTTTCTGTGTCGTGTATCTTTTTTCAAAGGTTTTCACTTCCTTTGCGTGATTTTCGCAGTGGTGGTACAGAGGTGTCTGGGTAATACTAACCAGACACACGCGCTCGCCCGCCTTACGCTTCGCGCGGCGGGCGAGCGCGTGCGTTTCTTTGATTACCACCATGCAGCGCCTTGATGCGGTTGCTTTTCCTTCTGGTTCACGCCTTAACTACGGCGTTGTAATCGTTCTCGGCGCGGCTATCAAGAGTATCTATGAAATGCTCTTACCTGATTTCATGGAGCAAGTCAAAGGCCGTATATTTGAAAAGAGTGAAGGCGTTGCCTTACTTCAAGCTTCGCAACTGTATTTTATCAAGGTAGGAACGGTACAAAATTCAGAACGAATGCGACAGATATGCGTAAAGGCATTGTCTTAAGCGCACAGACAGGGAGCGCCCAAGCAGCAATATTTCGCTTACCTTGTTCATCACCACAGCCGCCGCTTTTTTATCCTCATTTACAAGCGACAAGACATTTGCCATGTATTCATCCCAAATTAGCGTAATGGGATGCTTGCTTTTGTCCTCTCCCGACTGACGGGCGTTTAAGCGGGCATACACGGCCTCTAACGCTTGCAGTGTACTCTTGTAAGAATAATATCGAGAACATCCGCGCAGATACGCAAAGTTGTCATCCCCTTTGTAGTCCGCGAAATGGTATTCCCCGCCCGATTCTGCCATAATAAGCTTTGCAAACAGGGCGTTTTCAAAATAAGATTTCCCCGAACCGGACATCCCGCAAATGAGAATATGGCTGTTAGCAGCTGGAGAAACATCAGTGATTATGGGGATTTTAGCCCCATAACCGTTCCATGCGTCCAAATCGTAACCGAGCGTCAGCAACTTTGGCGCGTCAGAATTCATCATCATGCAGCACATCCTCTCTGCGTACTTCGGCTCCGGGCGCGGCAGTAATGACAATGATATTGCGGTTTCGTCCATTTCTGCCGCCGTACTTGATAGGCTCTACAAAATGGACGTTAAGCGCATCCTGTATTTCCGTGCGGTGCGTTTCCCATGTTTCCGTACCAACACCAAGCGAATAGAACGCCATTACGCTGACCTGTGTATTTTTGATACGCCTGCATGAAATCAACGCCGGGGCATATCCGTAGCGGTTGGCAAGACCGATTTGCAGCAGACTGCTTTCAACCGCCTTTGCCCGGAACGGTGTTCCTAAAAGGAGCAGCAGCCCAACCAATAGCAACAGGAACAGTAGCGGGATGAAAGCGGCAATAATATAGTCCCAAACAGTAATCAGCAGTGGTATATCGCTATGAAAGGGTACTAACGTATCACGGGCACTCCAAAGGAAGATAAAAGCAGCACACAGCAGCAGAATTAAAATTCCTTTCCACGGCTTTGCAATTACTTCTTTTATTCCCGACCACAATCGCAGCCGCAGAATGGAACGATTACGCCGCCTATGAGCCAGAACTTTTGTCTGATGAACAATATTTTTTGATTTCATATTGTTTCCTCCACATCAAGCACCAGTTGCACCGCCGGGAGAAATTTCCCCAAGCGGTACAAGCTGTGCGGTTTAGAATTTACTTGCCAATAACTGTGATGGTCTCCGGCTTGCCCTTGCGGTTAAATGTAATGTCCAGCATATCTCCCGGCTTACAAGCGGGCAGTGCAAAGTTTTCACTTAGGAAAAGTTTATCTGTCATTTCGCCGACAACACTTTCTTCGGGAAAGCTGATGTACAACTGAACACCCTTTACCGTCGTTCCATCACCGCTCTGAAAATTCAGTTCGCGAGCGCCAATCAGTTTTGCTTTCATAAATGTATTCCTCCTAAATTGTTGATGATGTGTCCCTCATACGTTTGAACGCCAGAGCAACACAGAGTTAATCGTGACAACATGGCCATGTCGTAGCTTTATTGTAACGGAGCTACGTTCCGATAGCGAGAACCTATATGTCTAATTGAGGTCGTCATTTTCCGCGATTGGCACTATACGACCTTGTATAGTAAAATAAAAATACAAACTCTGGAAAGGAGATTAAATGAACAATAAAACGGGTGCTAGCAAGCGCAAAAAGGATATTGTACTTGGGCGTATTAAGGATTTAAGAGAGTGGGAAAAGCTAACACAAGCCGAATTTGCAGAAAGTATTGAAGTTTCACCCAATACAATCAGCCGTATTGAGCGTGAAGAAATGAGCCTTTCATCTGACATACATTGAAAATTGCGGATAGGCATGGAATTAGCCTTGACTGGCTTTTTGGGCGCGGTGAAGAAATGTTAAGCCCTGAACGTCAGGCAAGAGCAAAAGAGGCACTTAGCTGTATACAAGAACGAGAACTTGCTGAGAAAGAACCGTCAGGCGTGATTAAACTTTCTAAGCGCAACCATTATTCTGATGCAAAAAAATAATCGCCTATGAAAGCACAAGAGCCAACTGGAGCAAATCCAGTTGGCTCTTGTGCAAATGATATTAAACTGTTGGCTGTTTTCTTAACCCGTTTACTTCTCAACCAGTTTATCTAAGCTAACCCCTAACGCCACGGAGATTTTATAAAAGGTTTCTACCGAAAAGTTGTACCGTGTCTTTTCACTTTCAATCTGCCGTATAAAATCGTGGGAGAGATCAACCATTTCCGCAAGCTGAGCGGACGTCAGCTCTTTTTCATTGCGGTATTTTTTAATATTGCGTCGTATCGTGTTATAAATATCCTCATCAAACTGTAATTGCTCCACCTTTTTCATATTAGCCACCACCTAACAAAATTGTACCGAAAGGCGACGCGGAAGTATGTTAGGCATTGGCTCACAAATTTTTCTTGTGCTTCCTAAAAAGATATGATAAGATGATAATAGTTTACGAATCTGAACAAAGATTGGGGCGAATCAAATGAGGAAGAAATGGCTTTCTTGTGCTCTAGCTGTACTAATATGCTTGGGGACGGCTGTTCCAGCTTCGGCGCACGATATGAGCAAGATTGGAAAGGCGAATATTGTCAGCTCAGGAATTCATCATAGCGGATTAATAGATACCAATAACTCCCTGTGGATGTGGGGCGCTAACTATGAGGGGCAATTAGGCAACGGCGGCATTGGAAACGGTGAAGATGGCATTGGAAAATATCAAACCATCCCTGTCAAGGTGTTGGACAATGTAATGTCCGTCAGTAGCGGTGAAAATCATACTGCCGCTATCAAAACGGACGGTTCTCTATGGACGTGGGGTGGAAACTACGACGGACAGTTAGGTAACAATTCCACTAAAGATTCTTTAGTCCCTGTCAAAGTATTGGATAACGTAGCTGCTGTCAGTTGTGGCAATAACTATACTGCTGCTATCAAGACAGATGGTTCCCTGTGGATGTGGGGAAATAACAACTATGGACAGCTGGGCAAGGGTGTACCCGGAAATTCTGTAATTCCGGTAAAAGTGTTGGATAATGTAGCTGCTGTTAGTTGTGGTCGCTGGGGGCATACCGCCGCTATTAAGACCGACGGATCTCTTTGGATGTGGGGATACAACAAAAACGGGGAACTCGGTAACGGCGGAAAGGGCAATCAAGAAGCATATAGTTTAGATGGGCCTATTTCTGTGCAGGATGTTCCCGTCAAGGTAATGGATAACGTGACTGCTGTCAGTCTAGGTATGATGTACACTGCGGCGGTCAAGACTGATGGTTCTCTGTGGGCGTGGGGAGGTAACGAATACGGACAATTGGGTAACGGCTCCAGAAAAACCTCAACAGTCCCGGTAAAGGTGATGGATGACGTCGCTGCTGTTAGCTGTGGCAGTAGCTATACCGCAGCTATCAAGCGCGACGGCTCTCTATGGATGTGGGGAGATAATGGTCAAGGGGCATTGGGTAATGGTTACGTCGGAAATGAGAAGATAAATCAAGGCCGTGGGGACTTCCCTGTGCAAACTCTTCCTGCCAAATTAATGGATGGTGTGGCAGCCGTCAGCGGTGGCACGCTCCATACCATTATCGTTAAAACGGACGGTTCCGTATGGGCATGTGGACGCAGTGGTGAATTGGGGAACGGTAGCACAAGCAACAGTACAGATATATATGGATACGCTATGCAGACCACCCCGGTGAAAATTTCTACTCTGACAGCCAAGTTGAAATGAGTTTTTCCGCAATATAAAACTGAATTATTTAAAATCAGCAGGGCAGTTAAGGCAGTGGCTTTAACTGCCTTATTATATTATACAAAAATAGAGTTGAATAAACAACTCAATTATTGTATTATTAAATTATAAGAAAGGGGCGTTGACTATGCAAGAGGTAGCGCAGCGGTTAAAGAGTTTGCGGGAGAGTGTGAGCCTATCCCAAGCAAAGATAGCGGCACTTATGGGAGCGACGCAAGCCAGCATAAACAGATATGAAAACGGCCAGACTTCGCCGCCGCTAAAAGTTCTGCTTTGGTATGCCGATTTTTTTGATGTTTCTATGGATTATATATTCGCTCGAACAGAGCAGCCAGAGGGCAAGCTATACGAGCATAAACTCAAAGTGATTGAAGCTATCACGCAGGATAATAAGGAACTACGGCAGTTTGTGGATATGTGCTTTGACCCATCTTCACCAGTCAGTGAAAAGCTGCGTGAAGTTTTAACACAGATGTTGCAGGAGCAAAGCAAATAGGCGGGTACGTTTCCCCTTGCGTATGATATTCAAAAATTCCCGCCAGTCAAGGTTAAAATGAACTGATTTACAATCAGACCTTGACAGGAGGGAATTTTTGAATCTGCGGCAAATAAGGGGAACGCCCCCTGTGTGGCGGGTTTTGAAAAACCGCCCATGAAGTTACGAAAGGTAGTGCGCAAATGAACATTGTGATTTACGCCCGATATTCCAGTCACAATCAGACAGAACAATCTATTGAAGGGCAGCTTGACACCTGTTACCAATATGCCAAAAATAATGGGTACATTGTGGTGGGTGAATACATCGACCGCGCACAGAGCGGCACCACAGACAACAGAACCGAATTTCAACGCATGATTTCTGACAGCGACAAACACACTTTTGAAGCTGTCCTTGTTTACCAGCTTGACCGTTTCGCGCGTAACCGATATGACAGTGCAATCAATAAGCAAAGGCTGAAAAAGAACGGTGTACGAGTCATTTCCGCGCGGGAGAACATCAGCGACGATGCAAGCGGTATTCTTGTAGAAGGTGTGCTGGAAAGCATGGCGGAATATTACTCTGCCGAGCTGTCACAAAAAATCCGCCGAGGTATGAGCATTAATGCGGAAAAGCATTTGAGCAACGGTAGCAATCCCGGCCTTGGTTATGTGGTTGATGAAGAACGCCGGTTCCATATTGACTCGCAGACCGCGCCCATTGTCCGTGAAATTTTTGAAATGTATGCAAGCGGCAAAACTGTGACGGAAATCAATCGGTATCTAAATGAAAAGCAAATCAAAACTACCCACGGCAATCAATTTAATAAAAACAGCTTACATCGGCTTTTGAGGAATAAGCGGTATGTTGGTTATTACATTTACAAGGATACGGAAGTCCCGGACGCAATGCCCCGCATTCTTGATGATGAACTTTTTAACCGAGTGCAGCGAATTCTCGACCGCAATAAAAAAGCCCCCGCGAGGGCGAGAGCAAAAGAAGAATACATCTTGACAACTAAGTTGTTTTGCGGGTACTGCCGGGAAATGATGATTGGTTACAGCGGAACAAGTAAGACTGGAACTACATACCATTATTATATCTGCAAGAACAGCCGGAAAAAGCTGTGTAAAAAGAAAGTTGTCAACAAACAGGCTATCGAGGACAGAGTTGTTTCAGAGTGCCGAAAGCTACTGACCGACAGCAATATTATAAAAATTGCGGAAGCGGTGTCCACTGCTTGCAAAGCGGACTATGATAGTTCAGCTATTAAGCGAATAAAGGACGCGATACAGGAAGCAGACCGAGCGATTGAAAATCTCTGGAAAGCCTTGGAGCATGGACAGGCCATCGATATGATAACCGAACGCATCAACCAGCGAAAGCAGGAAAAAGAGGAATTGCAGGGGCAGCTTGCGATTGAAACTGGAAAACAGGTTATTTTCACTGCTCCACAGATTGAAGCATTTCTCTATTCACTGAAAAAGGGTAAAGTGGACGATGAAAACAACCGCAAAGGGATTATCAATATTTTTCTTCGAGCAGTTTATCTATGGGACGATAAAATAACGCTAATTCTGAACGGCGGGGACAAGCCAATCACGATTGACGATATTCTTCTTGATGAAATTGAAGTCGATAATGGAGCATTTGTTAGTTCGTCTATGATTGCAGACGCTCCACCAATGAAAAGAGGCACCCTTCATGGGGTGTCTCTTTTCATTGAAGGGGTGCCCATAGTAAACTCCGGCGCAGGCAGGAAGTAGCAGGATTTTTAAATTTGCAATAGAAAATAGGTAGGGACTCGCGGAACGCGGGCAGAAACCAGACCGCCCGACTCTCGTCATCTCCACCATGGTAATTAATAGCATATATTCCTTCATTTGGAATATATGCTATTTTTATGCAATGCTTAACTTTGTAATTTTGCATCAGCAACTTTTGCAGCGATCAATGTGAGCAAATCACAGGCTTGAACCCATGGACATTTTTCCCGCATTTTTACACTGGCGCTAACTATTTACCCCTGCGATGCTTACACGTCGTACTGATCCGAATGCTCCGTATATTGCACATCTCATTGATTAACCGTAAGTTATTGACAATATGATATGATTTGATTATAATTATATATGCAATATATTGCATATATAGGAGACGTTCTTATGAATTATGAAAAAGATCTTTATTTAATGCAACAGATTTATGCTACTATATTCGCATTGGCTAACAAAATTCAAGCAAAAGGCGATCAGTCACTACAAATTCTGACCGCAAGGCAAATGATGGCGATGCTTGCTATTATACATTTGCCTGGTGAGAAGGCAACTTATAATAATATTGCAAAAAAACTTGGGACTACAAGGCAGAGCGTAAAGCAACTAATAGCACTTATGGCGAAGAAAGGTTTTGTTGTAACGATACCTTCTGAGCAGGATAAACGTGCGTCTAATGTGCAAATAACTGAATTAGGTAAAAAGGCCATTATAATTTGTGACGGACGATCATTAGAACTTATGACTGATGTTTTTTCGCAATTCACTACTCAAGATATGGAGATTCTGTGGAAACTTTTAAAAAAGCTGTACAGCTATGATGGGGTTGAACAGGATGGATTTCAAGAAAATATGAATTACGAAAGTGAAGAATTTTTTCAGAATCCCAACTGCAGGCAAACAAAAAATTTGAAATTAGTAGAGCAAAAATTAGAAAGGGAAGCGGAATCATTTGAAAAACAAATCCAATAG